TGGGTTGGCTCATCGCCTTGCTCCTTTCCGATCAACATCAGTCGGTCCAGCTCTTTGACCACGAAGGCCTTGAACTGCTCGTCGGGTATGCCGCTTTGCTGCCCGCACATGGCCAGGACGATCAGCAAGGTGTTGACCACCACCGGACCGTCGTAGCTCTCCACGATCACCTGCAGCTTCTTGTACATCTCGTGAACCGCCAGGTTGTGCATGTTCACGATGTACTCGCGGTCCTCGGTCATGGCTTCTCCTTGAACATATCGTTGGTCGTGCGGGCCATGTTCCAGCCGGCCCGAAAGACCGCGTTGACCTTGTTACCGTCCCAGGCCTCGCGCTCGTAGTCTTCGATGGTGGGCCACGCATAGTCGGTCTTCGTGTACAGCGGCACGTCATCAAGGAACGCTCGATGCGATGTCACGGTCGTGGTCACCGAGCCACCTTCCACCAGCTCTTTGAACCGATCCTTGTCGATCCAGCAGAATTCGTTTTGCCTGGTCATGTTCCATCTCCAAAAGGCACGCGTTTCTTTTCCACCGGCAGCGGCGTGCCCAGGCTCTCCAGCCAGCAAATCTGACACCACGCGCCCTCGTGGCCCTTGATCGTGCTCACGATGCTGTTGTGATGCTCACCATGCTTGGGGCAGGTGATGAAGTGGGCCTCATACGTGCCGACGATCTTCAGTTCCTGTGTGTTGTCCTCAGTCATTTCTTGTCCCAATCATCGAACAGCTCGTTGTTGCTCTGCGAGCGGCCGTAGCCGGCGAAGAGTCCTTTGATCCGCTGCCAGGCCAGGCGGCGCAGGGAGATGTTGGCCAACTGCTCGCGCAGGGCGTGCACTTCCAGCAGCGTTGCACTGTCGTGCTTTGATAGCAGCCGGTAGGCCTCCTCGTACTCCTGGCGTGCCGCTTCGCGGCCTTCCTGCCAGCCACGGCGGTAGGCTCCGCTTTCGACGTCCTTGTACGTGCGGCGCGGGCGCTTCTTGCTCTCGCTCACAGGCGTGATCTCGGTGATCACGATGGGGGTTTCAGTCGTAGTAGTCATCGGTTTGGTTCTCCATGTGTTCAAAAACTTCCTGCTCCAGGCGCTCGCATTCGGCGCGGTTCCCCTGCAGCTTCTTCTCTAACCACGGCGCGGGTCGGCCCCTGCGGTCGAGGATTTCCCAGTCCCCGCAGCCGCCCTCCGCTGGGTAGCAGTGCTCGGGCGGGCCGCTCACTTTGGCCGGGACGTAGGGCTCCCAGTAGGTCACGCGGATCGTGCAGGGGATACCGCAGCAGGTGGTGTCGAACTCGGTCATGCTTGCTCCCTTGCTCGGATGGCGGCGGCGCACCTGCCTGCTCCATCGCTTACGCCTTGAACGTACATATCAGCGCGGCCCTCTTCATTGCCTTTGTACGGTGGGCGTCCTTTGTAAAGCGCCCACTGATCAACCTCAATGTCCTCACACATCCCCGCACACGCCTCCCGTTCCTCTCGGACTGCGGCACGGATGTTCATGGCGATTGCCGCCAGGTCCAGGGCCCGAGCGTTGATCAGCGCCAGCCGAGCAAAGGACAGCAGCTCGTAGGTCGGCTCGTAGTTGTTCTCCTTGGCCAGCTCTTTCAACTGCGCGTCCGTCATTGCACCACCTCCGCGATCTTTACCCGGATGTTGCCCTGGCCGACGTGGTACATCAGCTTCATCAGGAACTCCTGGCTCATGTGGGTGCTGTCGATCTCGATGAAGGCCTCTTGCGAGACCACCGAGGCGGCAATCAGCGTGCGCGGTTTACGGGTCTTGATCCGTGGCCCGTGGACACTGAACACTGGTGTTTCATCATTGGTCATGTCGTCTCCGGCGCAAAGGCCTTCTCGTTGATCTTGTAGTCGTGGAACACCGCGCCGCGCGACTTGTCCCCGACCTCGCAGTTCTTCACCCACACCTGCTTGCCAGACTTGAGCGTGCGCCAATGCCCACGGCGCTCGTGCCAGCGCGGGCTCGCGTGCGTGCCACCCTGGTCCTCGGACCGTGGTCGGCGCGGCTCGATCACCACCGTGGTCCAGTCGTAGGACGGGACCTTGCCCTGGCGGATTTTCTTGGCCCAGTTCGCGCGCTTGAGCGGCGTGTAGCCCGTGGCGGGGGCCACGTCCAAGGATTCAAGGAACGCGCAGATGAAGGCCAGCACGCCGGTGGCGGGACTGGTGCGGTAGTCGAACTTGGTGCCGTCTTCGTGTCGCACCTTGACACCGTCGGGTGTGACGATGAAGGTGAACGGCACGGTCGGGTGGTAGGACTTGCCGTAAAACTGCCAGCCCACCACCGCAGTCACCGTGCCCACACGGTTGGCCAGGATCAGCACCTTCCTGCCCTCGTAGCCGCACACCAGCGCGGTCTTGGGGAAGGGCAGCGGCCGCTCCAGGAGCTCGCCACTGATGTGCTGCTCGTGGCGGTAAACAGCGGTCATGTCGAACCACTGGTAGTTGATGGCCTCTTCGGGTTCGAGGCTCACCATCTCCTGGATCAGCGGGCTCATAGCGGCATATCCCCGTGCCATGGTTCGTCACGCATGCGCTTGAGGTTGAAGATGAACCGGTACTGCGGGTGCACCTTCACGAACAAGCGCGCGTAGAACGCGATGTGGTCGTTGCTGATCTTGTAGTCCGAGCCGGTGGTGGTGATCATCACCTCCCAGCGGATGCGGTTGATGATGAGCCAATGGCTGATCTTGCGATGGCCGGCGTTGATGGCCTCCAGCGTGAAGCGCTCAAAGTACTCCCACACGGCCGGGTTGGCCGCGTTGAATGCGTTGAACTCCCGCTGGCGCAGATGGAAGGGTGTGTTCATGCTCATGACTTCTCCCCCACTGCTTTGGCGATGGCGGCGCGAGAGACGTCAATCACATCAACGCTGTCCCCATCCATCTGGATGTAATCTGATCGCTCAAGGGCACTCACCGCCATTTTCAGGGCCTCCAGCAGCTCAGGCGCGGCCGCGACCAGGCGTGCGTCCTCTGGTACAGACGGGCATCGCTTGTCGTCGTGAAAAATCGTTTCGTTATCCGCCCCGACCACTGTGATGTGCGTCGCGCTCTCCCGTATCGTCCACGGTCCAGGTGTGTGCTTGCTCATGCTGGTACCCCTTCTTTGCAGTCTTCGTGCAGCTTGATGAACATCTTGGTCTTTTTGCTCAAGGCATCGATGTCCATCGGCAGCTTCAGCGTGAACGTGCCGTTGCAGTGCAAACACAACAGCACGTTGTTTCGGAACACGCAGTGGTCGGTGTTCTTCTTCATGGCTGACCCTCCGGCGTGTCCACGCGGCGGCCGTGCAGCGCTTGCGCCCAGTGGTCGCAGCTCACACGGTCCACGGTGTACTTGTTGAAGTTCCGTGATGCGCGGTTCAGGCACATCGCCTGCACCGGCCCGTCCCCATTGCACTTGGCAATGAGCTCGGACCAGTACTTGCAATCCAGGCACTGGTTGACGCCTCTCATGATTTCACCTGCAGCAGCTCACCCTCGTGATCCTCACCCACGTGCTCAGAGAACAGCGTGAGCTCGAAGTCGCCTTCCGGCGTCTTGATCTCGATGGTCCGCGTGGCGTAGGTACCGTAGCTACCGGCACCGCTGTTGTTTTCCTTGGCAGGTCCGACAATGATGTCGGTCACCCGATGGATGTTGAGACTGAAGTTCATGCCTTTCTCCTTTCTAAGTTGGCAAGTTGATTTTAGCAGGTACCGCGAAGTACCTGTCAAGTACTTTATTCGACCAAAGACAAAATATCTGCTCCCATGCCGCAGCCGGTGCAGTACCGACTGACGATCTCCAGGGCGGTGTGGATGTCTGCGCCTGCAGCCAGCGCGCCGATGGCAAAGTCTCGACCAGAACCAAAGGCGTACCAGCCGTCACTGCGTGCGGCCTCGGTGAAGTCCATTGGGTACGGACTCCTCTCGTACTTCAGCACACGCTTGTCCGGCGTGATGACCAGGAAGGCCACCCAGTCGTCCTTGTTGCGCATGCAAGCAGGCTCCTTGCCAGGCTCGGCCCCTTGCTCGAACCAGTGGAACATCTCCTGCGCCAGGTCCCAGTCCCCGGCCGCTGCGCACAGGTGGCCGTTGATGCGGCGGATTTTGGTCACGCGGCGCACCAGGTCACTCTGTGTCGCCTGCTTGTCAGCGCCGAGCTGACCGTTCTTGTGATCCCAGATGATGACGGTCATTTGAGCCCCACCATAATGCGATCCGGCCGCAGCACGTTTTGGCCCACGGGCCGCCACAAGTGCAGACAGTACGGATGGTTGTTGACGTGATCTTTGGACGGCACGTGGAACTGCATGACCACGTCCTCGTCGTCCCAGAAGAGGTCCTTGACCTGGCACATCTCTTCCCAGGTCGGGCAGCGGTCCTTGAGGCTGACACTCACGTGCTCCCAGCCCGCGCCATCGCTGGCGAGAACGAAGACCACCTGGCTGTGCTTGAGCTTGACCACAAAGGCTCCGTTGCCCGCGTCGCCCTCGGCGTAGCCGGAGAGCTTGACGCGGAATTTCTCAGGCATCTTGAAGCTCATGACTCAACCCTTTCATAGGTTGCTTCAAAGATGTCGGGCTTGCATGGGTAGTGCTCGCCCTTGACGCCGGTGATGATCCAGTCGCCTGGGCAGACGATGTGGCCGCCCTCAAGGGTGTCGATCCAGCCGTGCTTGTGCATGATCTCGCCGCACTTTTCGCACTGGCGTTCGCCTGCGTAGGCTTTGTCCGGGTGGCGGAAGTAGCGCACCACCTTGCCCTCGGTTTCAATCGTTTTCTGCACGCCGTTTGCGCTGGCGTCCAGAAGACGAATGTCATCAAGCGGGTGGTCGCCGTTCTTGAACCACTGCGTGGCCTCGATGACCACAGGTTTCTTGCGGAACTTCATAGGTCCACCCCGTCGGTCAGGTAGGCCATGCCGTTGTTCAGGCGCTCGATCTGGTCCGTGAGCCGTGCAACCTGATCCGCCATGGGGGACTGCGTGGGCGTGGAGTAGCCGGTGTCCTTGGTCTCCGCCGGCTCGGGCAGCGGCCGCGTCAGTGGCGCGAGCTTCATGGCCAAGGCGTGGAATCGCTCTTCCATAGCCGCGACGTTCTTGGCCAGGCGCTCCATCTGGAACTCGATGCCGCAGCCCAGGCGCGGGCCGTGGTCTCGGGTGAGGCCGTGCGGTGCCTGCGGTCCGATCTGCTCGCGCTGATAGGCGGCTTCTTTCTCGGCCTGCTGCTTGGCCATCATGTGCAGTGAGGTGGGGATCATCGTGCAACTCCTTCCAGGCGATCAGCCACCAACGTGGCATATCCGGCGATGTCTTTCCAGTGGTCAACCTTGTCGGGGTTGCCGTTGACGATGCGACCGATCTTGTGGACGATCATTTCCAGGGCTTCCCACTGGTCGTCACTGAAGGTCTTGTCATGCGCACGCGCGTGATCTGCCATTAGGCGCTTCATGCCTTGCATCAGCGCAGCACCGTCCCTGAACGGGCCGTACTCGTGCCCGCGTTCCGTGAGCAGCGCCACGATCTCCCCCTGGTCGTTGGCCGTGGCCGTCCAGGTCATCTCCACCGGCGCTTCTTGCGGCAGTTCCACAGGCAGTTTGGCCTGCAGGTCCTTGCGCAGTTTGTAGATGACCGGCTTGGCGGTCTGGAATCGCTCGGCCAGCTTGGCCACGTCAGCGTTCGGGTTCTTGGCCAGGTACTCGCGGATGCGGTCAGCCTTTGTCTTCTTGGGTTTCATTGGGTTGCTCCTTCGTGCGGATAAGTTTGGCTTTGCCTTCGCGGATTGTTTTCTCCACGTAGTCGTAGGCCTTCTCGATGTCATAAACGGTGCTGTTTTCCAACTGCACCTCGTGAAGGTCCGTGATCAGCTTGAGTGCTTCCCACTCTGCAGCCTTCATCACGAACCGCATGCCCAGCCTGACACCCCGCTCCGCCAAGGCGTGGAGGTGGTGCTGGGACTCGTTGATCTCCTTGAGCCAGTCGTTGCCCTTGCCATGAATGGCGAGGGACTCCGACATGTTGGCCATGGCGATCAATCGGTCAACGTCATCTTTCGTGGCGCGACCTGTGCGCACCTGCTCCAATGCTTCGCGGTTCTTGATCTGGATCATCAGGAACTGGTCTTTCAACTGGGGCAGGCGCTGCATACCAGACAGTACAAATCCAAGCGGATCGGCCAGCACGGGCTTGGGCCGATACTTACTGCGTTTTCTCACTTGAACATCTCAGCAATGGCCGCGACCAGCATCGACAGCCCGATGAGGTACAACACGTACACCTGTGGGCTGTAGCCGTACTGGTGCGGGCGCTTGCCCAGCAGGATCGACTGCATGCGTTCCTCCTCGCGACCGAGCTGGCGCGGGGGCCGTTGATACTGCAGCCCGATGAGGACCTTGCCAGTGTTGACGTAGCGGCCCGAGGCGGCCAGCTTCTTGTAGAGATCGGGCTTCAAAATGGGGCCTCCTCGTACTCGTCGAGGTCAACCTCCTTCTTGGCTCTCTTGCGCAGCTCCTTGGGCATGAGCTCGGCAGGCATGACCCAACGGGTACCATCCCACTGAGGGAAGGGCCAGGGGTACGGAAGTAGTGGTTCAGTCTTCACACTCTTTCTCCTTTCTGTTTGGGAGCCTATATCTTAGCTGCTCCAATTCACTTGTCAACTCCTCAACTCTTTTTTCTGATCTCATCCAGGCATCTCGCCATAGGTGACTGTCATCCAGCTTATCCGCTGCCGTCTGCAGAATAGGTGCAATCGGTGCGTGGCTGGGGAAGTCTGCGAGGTACCGGAGGTTGTCCGATAGCTTCATTACTTTCTCCAGGGGTGTCGTTCATACTCTTCGTGCAAAAAACCATACAGTACCAGGTCGTCCCCATCCGCAAAAACCTTGCGCATGCGTCCTTCGTACTGAAATCCCATGCGCTCTGCAAAGCGTTGGGTGTGCAGGTTGGAGCCCCGGATGAGGCCCGTGATCCGTGATACTTGCAGCACCTCAAAGGGCAACTGCATCACCGCGTTGTAGTAGCTGCGCGAGAGCCAGTGTCGGCCAGGCTCGGCAGCCAGGTGCATGTCGATGTTGGTACCGATGTAGGAGGAGAACACGCACACCGCGATGAAGCGGTCGTGCGCGTCCACCAGGCTCACTGCGCTGCAGTTCTCACCGATCCCGTCGGCCCCGATACGATCCTTTGTCCAGGCTACTGCAGCGGCGATCCGCTCATTCCTCAGAATCCTGGCCATAGCTGTCGATGATCTCGTCTTCCCACAGCAGTAGCTGGTCCTCTGAGATACCCTTGGTGATGTCCACCTTGCGGGGCTTGCCAGCCGGGCCGGTGATTTCAAGCAGGACTGCTGTGACTTCAACCATTGGCGGGAGCATTTCGCCCCGGACCTCCAGTGCTGGCCAGACTTCAAAAATGAGTTCGACCGGTAGGGTTATTTCGGCGTTGTGCTTCACGTTCTTCCTCTTCTTTCTGTCGGCGCTGTTCGATGCGGAGCAGCAGCATTGATTCCTCATACACCTTGTCGAACACGGGCTCCACGATGTCGGCGATGGTCTGCGACATCGACGTCTTGCGAAACGCGGCGATCTCTTTGAGCTTGACGTAGGCGTCCGCTGGCACGGTCACCGTGATCCAGCGCGCCTTCTTGCGCTGAGACGGGGACAACCGATCTGGTGGGTCCTTGCTCTTTTTGCGGCGTTTGACACCGAGCTTGCGTGGCCTGCCTGGGCGTCCGCGCTTGCGCTTGGGGCCCTGTGGCTCGCGCTCTTTCGGCACGAACTCTTCGCCGTCTTCCGGCTCTTCGTGTGGCACTGATTTCTCCTTTCTAGGTCTCGAAAAAAGCGGCCGCGACATGCGCGGCCGAAGCCTCGTGAGAGGTTGGAGACAACTGCTGAAATCCCGGCTCCATTATGCAGCCTCACCCACGCAGTGGTAAAGCGCCTTTGCACGCAAATAGGCCTCTTGTGCGTCTTCCGCTGTCTGGAATGAGCCCAGTCGGTACCTCTTTCTATTGGCGGACAACTCTGCGACGAAGTTGTTTCGTCGCTTGTCAAACCACACGCCCCGTAGGCCTGTTGTGCTGTTAACCTGCGGCCGATAGTTGTTCTGCAGGTTGACTGCGTTGGTCACATCTCTCAGGTTCGCAATTCTGTTATCTGAGCGATCCCCATTTATGTGGTCGATAAACCCCGTCGGCCACTGCCCGTGATAGTGTGCCCAAATGGCTCGATGTACTCGGGTGGCATACCCATTGACCGTCATTACGCGGTACCCCTGACCATCAAGAGACCCAACTTCCCGCCCCGGGTGTACCCGATTGGAAAGCGTCTTTTTCCACCACAGTCTGCCCGAATCCGGGCAGTACTCAAGTAGTTCCCGCAATAGCTCGGGACTAGGAATACAATGCTTTTCGCGACGCGCCATGTATACCTCCTGCGGCATGGTTAGTTGAAGTGGGCGGGCAGCGCTGCAATCGTTGCCCGCCTGCGAGTTTACTTCATAGAGTCCCCCCAAGAGGTACCTATCTCAACATCGCAGCGACTTGGGACCTCTAGTTTGACGGCACCGGCCATCAGTGCAGCAGCCTCACGAGCTTCTGCCTCGTTTTTCACCGACAAGGCAATTTCGTCGTGCACTTGCAGGCGAATGTCAAACCCTGCTCTGTATAAAGCCACCATTGCGGCTTTAGTCTGGTCAGCGGCCGAGCCCTGGATGAGCCGGTTCAGGCCCTTGTAGGTGCCCGCCCGCTTGATGCGTCGGCCGTATTCGATGATGGCCTGCTCGTAGGGCAGCGCCTTGTTCACGCCCCACTCCACCGGCTCCCACAGCGGGAAGCGACACTTGCGGCCCAGAAGCGTGCGGATCGCACCGCCCGAGGCCGGGTGCTCGATGCGCTTCATCACCGCGTCCACCGTGCCGCGCAGGAAGGGGACCTTCTGGTGGAAGGTGGCGATCAGCTCGCTGGCCTCGTCCAAGGGCAGCTCCAGGCTGTTGGCGAGCTTGGCCTTGCCCATGCCGTACATCAGGCCCAGGCCGATGGTCTTGGCAGCCTTGCGCTTGATGCCGGCCATGTCCGCGACCATCTGATGGAAGTCGGTGTCTGGATTGTCGCGGTAGGCCTGCGCCATCTTCTCGGCCCCGGGCAGTTCTAAGAGCGTGGCGTAGTGCACCAGAAGGCGGGGCTCTTGGGAACTGAAGTCGTTGGACGCCCAGAGATGGTCCTCCTCCGGCAAGAACAAGCCCCGCACCAGCGGTCCCAAAATCTCATGACGCGCCATGACCTGCTGCAGGTTGGGGTTGCTGGCCGACAAACGGCCGGTAACCGTGCCTCCGTCCTCGTTGCGCATTTGGTTGAAGTGGGTGTGGATGCGCCCATCGGCCGCGCTGTGCTTGAGGTACGGCTCCAGAAAGGTGTTGTGCGTCTTGTTGAACTCGCGGGCCTCCACGATCATCTTGGCCATCGGGTGGTCGTGGTTGTCCAGGAAGCTCTTCGTGAAGCTCGGTGCTCCTTGGGCCGTGCGCGGGTATTCGATGCCCAGCTTGTCGAAGGCCTGGGCGATGCTGGCGGCGGCCCAGATGTCCACTGTGCGCCCGGCCTGCTCCTTGATGTAGCGCAGGATGTCCTGCTCCTTGCGGCGCATGGCCTCGACCTGGCGCTCGCACTCGGCGCGGTTGAAGCGCACGCCCTTGAGCGTGATGTCCACCAGCACCGGCAGCACTTCGGTTTCAAGCTCGAAGATCGACTGCACCTCGTCGCGCTGCAGCAGGGCCTTGAAGTGGTGCCAGAGCTTGAGCGTAAGCGCCGCGTCCTGCTCGGCATACTCGCCCACGTGCATGGCCGGCAGCTTCCACAGCTCCTTCTTCGGGTGCACACCGAAGTCCTGCGCAGATTCCTTGAGTCCCTGCTCCGACTTCACCTCCTTGAGGTAGTCGAATCCCAAGCTGTTGAGCGCATAGCTGAAGCGGTTCTCGTCCAGCAGGGGTGCTGCCAGCATGGTGTCGAAGATGCGGCCACTTACCTCGAAGCCGGAGGCTCTGAGCCACCCGAGGTCGTAGGCGGCGTTGTGCATGATCTTGTCAGCCGGCGTCGCAAGGACATCGGCCATCCATCGCTCCACAACCCGACGATCAAGGTTACCGCCGCCGCCATGAGCAACAGGAAAATAGCCTGCCCATCCGTCAACGGCAACAGCGTACCCAACAATGTGGCCGTCACGACGAGGCCAACCTGGGCCCATGGATTCCATGTTGGGGTCGCAGGTTTCGAGGTCAATTGCAATCTCCTTAGCTGTGGACAAGTTGGGGAAAGTCTGTGGAGGAACCCACTCGGAGACCCGGGGGAACATGGACATGGTCCGTGTGTCGCGCTTCATAGCCGGAAGCCTTTCTGTTCATTCTTGGGAAGCACGATGTGCAGGGACTGCTTCGCACGGGTGATGCCCACGTACAGCAGCCGGTTGATGTCGTCGGAGTTGCGCTCGTAGTCCTTGGCGAACTTGGTCGTCAGGTCCGCCAGCAGCAGTACGTTGTCGGCCTCGCCGCCCTTGGCTCCGTGGATCGTGGAGAGCTTGATCGGGGCCTTGCCCGTGAGCTTCACGCCCCGGCGCAGCAGCGAGATGATGTAGTTGCGCTTGTCCTCGGCGATCTTGGTCAGCGCCTCGTGCCAGATTTCTGTGGAAAGAAGACCGTGCTTTTCTTTCAGGAGATCGATGGTGTACATGGCCCCTGGGTCGGCCGTCTTCAGGCCCTTGTGGCCGTGCTTGACGCAGTCGGTGTCCATGTACTTGTAGATGGTCTTGACCACCTCGAAGGGCACCTCGCCGCCCTTGCGCAGCCGCTCCCAGCCCAGCACGGCGGTGAGCACTGCCTCGGGCACGGACCGTTGGCCGTGGCGCTCGAACAAGAGGCCCTGGCTCTTGAGCCAGTCGTGCATGTCGGTGAGCATGTAGTTGGCCGCAGCGAGCACCAGCCACTCGCCGTGCGAGACGTCCACGTGGTGCCAATCGTTGTAGTACTCCACCACGCCGGTCTCTTCGCGCGCCTTCCAGACCTTGGGCTGGCGCTTGCGGATGCGGCGCACCACGTTGTTGGCCAGGGCATGCACCTTGGCCGGCACGCGGTAGGACTGGTCCAGCACCTTGATCTCACCTTCGAAGCTCAGGAAGCTGTCCACGTCGGCTCCTGCCCAGGTGTAGACGGCCTGGTCGTCGTCGCCTGCCAAAAACGAACGCTGGGAGCGCAGTGCCAACTGCTCAACCAGCCTCCATTGCAAACGCGAGAGGTCCTGAGCCTCGTCGATGATGAGAACGTCGAGCCGGGGCAGGCGGTCCGGCTCCAGGAGCACTTGCTCCAGCAGGTCAGTGAAGTCCAGCAGGTTGCGTGACTGCTTGTAGTGCCGGTAGGCGCGCTCCACGTATTCGAAGTGAAACCACTCCAGGCCCATGACGGACTGGTTGTAGTGCGTCTTCAGGTCCAGGCCCTTGATCCGTGCGATGTTGATCTCGTTGAGGATGGGGTTGTCCGCCTGCACCATGAACTCGTCCTCGCCCAGGCCGACGTTGATCTCGATGCCGGCTTCTTGAGCGAACTCGCGGTAGTTCTCCGGCGTCATCATGTCCTTGGTGCCGATGCCCAGGCACCGGTAGGCCAGGCTGTGCAGCGTGCGAAACCACGGGAAGTCGCTGTCGGGGCGTAGTTGCGGGAACTTGGCCACCGCGCGGTCGCGCGCCTCGTTGGCAGCTTTCTTGGTGAAGGAGAAGTAGCCGATCTTGGTGGGGTGCACGTTGTCGGCAAGCTCCATCTCGACGACGTTGAGCAGGAAGGTTGTTTTGCCACTGCCCGGTTAAGGGGGGCCGAAGACTTTTACGATCTTCGGCCCCATCTCCTTGTCAGATGTGTTCATGTTGATCTCCGTTTTCAAAACGGGCTCCTTGCTTTCTTCTGCTCCGGTGTGTCGAAGGGCGAATCCTGCTTGCCGAACATCGGCATGCGCCAGCAGCGTGCGGTGCGGTTCTTCAGGAACAGGCTGATCGGCTCGCCACCCAGCTCACGGATGCGCTGGGCCATCTTCGGGTGCGTCATGCCCTTGAAGTTGTTGCGCGTGAGGTGGGCTTCGAGGTCCTTCATGCGGAAGTAGACCTTGGCCTCGTCTTCGTTCACCCAAGGCCGGCCCATGAGAATCTCATCGCGGTCCATGGCCTGTTGCATGTGGGTCGTGAACTCTTCGACCAGATCATTGAAACGTCCAGTCAGGCTGGTGTCCTCGGGCGCTTCAGTGATCTGTTCACTCTCGACCATCTCACGAAGCAGGGCGTTGAGGAGTTGCTCCCAGTCCTGCTTGCGCAGCGTCGGGGGCAGCACGTTGATCTTCTCGACACAGGCCTTCTGGAAGGCCGATTGGTTGTACAGCGCCTCGGTGTCGAGCTCGATGCGCTTGCCGTTGATGTCCAGGAACCACAGCGGCGGCTCGCTGTTGTACTTGGACAAAGATGAAAGTTGTGGTGCGTCAGGGCCGTCCGCACCGATACCGTACTTGCGGGTTCTGCACAGACCACTGTTGCAGAAGCTGTTCAACGGTGCGTCCTTGCACTTGTACTTGTAGTCCTTCTTGTGGAGCTGCTTGATGATGACCTGCAGCTCGTTGTTGGGGAGCATCGGCTGCACGTACTTCACGTTGTGCTCGGCCAGCTCGTTGTCCCAGGTTGCGGGCTTGGCCCGCTTGAGGAAGATGCCGATGTTGAAGAGGGCGTTGTTCCGTGTCCCCTCGGGGACGCCTTGAGCGCAGATAGCCTGTAGGCATGGTGGGCCGTCCTTGATGGGGTGATCGGGTTTCTTGGGCTCTTCCGGGGGCTGGATGTCAGGCGGCTGCACCCACTTTGCGTGCAGCTCGTAGAACTCCTCCAGCGTCGCCGCCGTGCCATCGTCCTTGATGGCGTAGCGCATCGTCTGATCGCCGCCGAAGTACGGCAGGTTCAGGAAGTTGCCGGTGTCGCCCCGCTCGACCAGTATCTCGGCCTGTTTGGGGAAAATTTCGCGCCCCGCCTCGCCCAGCAGTGCTGCACAGGCCTTGAGGTAGCGCTGCATGTGCGCGGCCGGCGTGGGCTCGCTCACAAACAGGAAAACGTGCGCCCCGCCGCTCTTGCTGCGGCACACCACCAGCGGCAAGTTCATCTCGCGGATGCGCTTGATCAGCCCCTGGTGATCCAGCGGGTACTGGTCAATGTCGATGCAGCCCCAGATGCAGGAGTTGTCTGCCCGGATCGGAATGATTCCGAGCGACGGGTCGACCCCCTCCAAATGTTTGACCCACAGGTCATCAGTCGGAGGCTTGCGCACTACGACTGCTTTGCCGGCCTGCTTGCCGCTCTCCTTGGACCCCTCGATCTTGTAGGTTCCGTAAGCGATGTCGAGTCCGCTGAATATCGCCTTGAACCGCGTGATGTCTGTCATTTCTTCTTTCTTGTAAGGTGGGGCCTACTCATGGTTGGGCGGGTACCCGTGTTTTGCCTTCCAGGAGCTACCTGGACAGACTCAACTATCCGTGACCCAACCACTTTCGGCCCCGAAACTCAGAACGGTGCTGGTCCTGCGTGGCTCTCGGCCCCCTCCGCACCCTCGTGCTTGACCTTCACGTCGCCCGCGCTGACAGACTGCGCGAACTGCTTGCAGGCCAGATAGATGTCGTTGGACTCAACCGGGCCAATTCGTTCGATCTCCCAGCCAAACCACTTGCCCTTGTCGTTGGACTCGGCCGTGGTGGTCAGGCGGTAGACCTGGCTGTACATCGGCGGGGTGAACAGGCCGTTCTTGCCCGTCATCTTCACCGACTGCATCATGCTGTTCCACTTGCGGCTCTTCTTGAGCTGCGTGGACTTCATCACGATCAGCGCAGGGCTGGGGACACCGTTCTCGTCAATCACCATCACGTAGTGATTGGCGGTGTTCTCGATGTAGTTGCCGTTGTCCAGGTAGTCCCTGTTGTCGCCAGGATCGCGATGCGTCTGGGACAGGATGTCGCTGGTAGCCGGGTAGATGTGCACGGGAGCACCGCTACCTTGGCCACGCGGGGCCCACTCGATGTACTGACGGATGTACGCGCAAGGTACCACCTGCACGCCACGCTTGCCGTCGAAGAGCTCACCGGTGACGCTGTTGAGGATCATGCCGGGGAGGGCACCATCCACATCGCCGACTTCCGGGCTGGTACTCGTGAGCAGCTTCAGGAAGGGCAGTGCATAGTCCTCCTGGCTCATGTTCTCGAAACCTTGACCGGCGTCTTGCTCCAGGTCGCTCATGATTGCCAGTGCGGTGCTGGCCTTTTGTTCCGCAATCTCAGTCTTAGCCATGGTCCATGGTCCTTTCTTCGTGGTTCGTGATTAAACAGACTTGATGACAGCTTTCTGGCCGATGAACACGCCAAAAAGCTCGGTATCGACGGGCTGCCCCTTCTCGATACGCTCCTTCACCCAGGCCTTGAGGGTCTGGGGCTCAATCTTCTCGGTCTGCTCGGCCGGATAGCCTTGCTCGCCCAGGAGATTGAGAAGACGTGAGCACAGTTCGTCCTCGTTGCGACCGAACCGCACGCTCACAGTGTTCTTGATGATGTCGTCAAAGCCGTTGTCGCGCAGCCATTGGTACGCTTCAGCTTGACGGGCTTTCGGGATGCTTGCCCCGTAGAACGGCTTGATACTGATGCTGCTACCGTCCTCCATCGCGAACGCCTTCATACCTGCTTCGGCCATGGCCTCGGGTATGGTTTGCTCGGTCAGCTTACGGTACTGCTCGTTCTTCTCGGAGAGGGTTTTCTCCAAGTCCGCGAGTTCCTTCTCCAGCAGCTTGGCACGACGTGCAAGGCCGGAGATACCTGTCACCTGCTCGTCGGAGACTTGCAGGGCATCAGCATCGTTCTCAAATAAATTCGTAAGGCTCATCACTTTCTCCTTTCTTGAAGAGGTCAACCTCCAACGGAATATAGCGCCTTTCACGCTTGTCCCATTTGAGGCACTTGAAGCGGCCGTGGTTCTTGGCCGCAGCTACTGCACAGGCAATGCCTATGGCAGAGGGGTCGCCGATGAGAAGCAGGTAGTCATCGTCGCAAAACTTCTCCAGCTTGCGCTGGATGCGTCGCACTGTAGGCACGACTGAGAACGCAATCTGCGCCATAGGCGGCAGAATGGTTTCGATCTTGCCGTAGTCCAAAGCACTTGCGATGTTGTGCTGCGTGGTCTCGGACACGACGTACACAGTTGGCACTGAATTTCTCCTTTCTGGAAATGAGCGACCAGTGTACACTCTCAACAAGGGCAGCGCAAGCCCCCTTCAAGAAAGAGAGAACACATGGACCGATTCCTTGAGACCTACCCGTTCAAGAACAAGCCCTTCCTGCATCAGCAGGCCTACCTGCAGCGCTTCTGGGACTCGCCCGTTGCAGCCTTGTTCGCCGACACCGGCACAGGCAAGAGCTTCATGCTCATCAACAACGCCGCGATGCTCTACGACAAGGGCAAGATCAACGCGCTGTTGATCGTCGCGCCCAAGGGCGTCTACCGCAACTGGCTGAAGGTGGAAATTCCCAAGCACCTGCCTGAGCACATTGTGCACCGAATGGCCATCTGGACGCCGAGCCCGCGCAAGGCTGAGGCCAAGGCCCTCGACGATCTCTTCGTTTCCACTGAGGACCTGAAGATTTTGATCATGAACGTCGAAGCGTTCAGCACGGCCAAGGGCACGACCTTTGCCAAGCGTTTTCTGCTTGTGCATGACGCGATGATGGCGGTGGACGAGAGCACGACCATCAAGGGGCACACGGCCCAGCGTTCAAAGAACGCGGTGAAGGTGGGCATTGGCGCACGCTTTCGCCGCATCATGACGGGGTCACCGGTGACCAAGAGTCCCATGGACCTGTACCAACAGTGCGAGTTCTTGTCCCCGAACTGCCTCAACATCCACAGCTACTTTGCCTTCCAGGCCAGATACGCGGTCACCGTTGAGCGGCAGCTGGCATCGCACTCGTTCAAGCAGGTGGTGGGCTATCGCCGGCTTGATGAGCTCAAAGAAAAGCTCGACAGGTTCAGCTTCCGCGTCCGCAAAGACGAGTGCTTTGACCTGCCGGACAAGGTCTTCCTCAAGCGTGAAGTGGAGCTGACCCCTGAGCAGCGCAAGGCCTACGACCAGATGGTGCTGGCGGCTCTTGCGACCTTTGACCAGGGCATCAGCACGACGATGAACACCCTGACCCAGATCATGCGTCTGCAGCAGATTGTCTGCGGGCACGTGACGCTGGACACGGGCGAGGTGGTCACTCTCAAGAACAACCGCATGGACGAACTCTTGGCGGCCATTGAGGAGTCGGACGGCAAGATCATCATCTGGGCCAACTTTCGACATGACATCGAGGCCATCAAGCTCGCGCTCCAGAAGGAGTACGGGATGAGCAGCGTGGCCACGTACTTTGGCGACACCACGGCCGAAGAACGCTCGGACATCGTGGACCGGTTCCAAGACCCCAACAGCGAGCTGCGGTTCTTTGTGGGCCAGCCGCGCACCGGGGGCTACGGCCTGACGCTTACCGAAGCGCACACGATGATCTACTATTCCAACAACTACGACCTGGAGATTCGCCTGCAGTCTGAGGCCCGCATCGACCGCTACGGGCAGAAGAACAAGATGACCTACATCGACCTGGCGTCGCCCGACACGGTGGACGAGAAGATCGTCGAGGCCTTGCAGAAGAAGATGGACATCGCCAACCTGATCCTCGGCGAGCATGCTCGGGAGTGGATCAAGTGACCCTGATCCCCTGGTCCAACCAGTTCGAGTACAAAAAACTCCGAAAAATGGACACGTCGTCGGGACGTGTCTACGAAGTGCCGGAATTTGGACATGTCCCCTCGGTGACAACCATCCTGGATCGCACGAAGGACAAGGCCCAGCTTGAGGCCTGGGCGCAGCGCGTGGGCCGTGAAGAGGCAGACAGGCAGAAAGAGCAGGCGGCCTACATCGGCACGAACATGCACACCACGCTGGAAGCCATCCTGACAGGCGAGCCACTGAAGTTCGGCACGGATTGGGCGGCCATGAAGGGGCACCTGATGGCGCTCACCCTGGCCAACAAGTACTTCCCCGAGATCACGGCCGTGCACGGCTCTGAAGTGAGCGTCCACTTAGCTGACAGGTACGCAGGCACAACGGATTTGGTGGCGACCTATCGGGGCAAGCTGGCCATCGTTGACTTCAAGCAGTCGGTCAAACCCAAGCGGCACGAGTTCATCACAGACTACTTCCACCAACTCGCGGCCTACGCGATTGCGCACGACGCGATGCACGGCACCGACATCGACTTCGGCGCGGTGCTGATCGCTGTGCAGGATGGAACGACGCAGGAGTTCACCACCACGGGCCGAGAATTCAAGGAATTCAAGGCCGCGTGGATGGAGCGGGTCACTGCTGCGGAGGCTGCTGCCGGCCTGCCGCCAGCCCGCTGATGCTGTCAAACGGGAAGAGCTGCTGCAGCATCGAGGCCGCGCCGCCAGGAGCTGGCGGGGTTGGGGCACCACCGCCACCACCTGCCTTGGGAGGCTGGCCAGGGGGCATCTGCTGCATGAACGGCACGCCCCGCGTCGACGCCGTTGGAGGCATCTGCCGCAGGGCACGAGCGGCCTGACCCTGCTGGGTGAACGGTGGCTGCGTGCCGGCCTGAGGCGTGGGCTGTGGCTCTTCGTACGTGGCGTAGTTCAAGCCGGACATCAGCATGTAGCTGTGCAGCGAGCGGGCGATGTTGAGCTTCTCACGCTCCGTGGTACCCCGGCGCAGCAGCAGCGCCATGAACTGCGGGTCCTGGGCGGCCTTTTCGATAACGCCCCGCACCTGCAAAGTTGGCATCTTGTCGAGAAGCTGCCGCACTGCTTTCGAGCCCGCTGATGCAGCGATCAGGGCCCCCGGGCCTGTGGGCGATGCGGATGCGCCGATCCGTGCACCGGCAACACGATAGGCCAGGTCCGTCACCGCGTCCGCACCGTCCAGCACGGAGTCCAGGACACGCTTGTTGCCCATGGCCTCGTTCACACGGGACATCGGCGCGATAAGCCGACGCAGGTTCTTGACCTCCGTCAGCGACATCAAGCCGTTGGCACGCATGATGTTGACCAGCGACGGCTGGTTGGGTGCCAGCGGCCGGAACAGCGCGTCTTCAAAGGCGTAGACGTTGAAGACCCCGTCGTTGCCACCGGCCTTGGTGTAGGCGTAATCGTACAAGGTGGACTTCAAGCCGTCCCTTGCATCCGGTCCACCGGCCGCCGCCAGCTTGGCCATGTTGCCGATGTTCTTGACAGGGAAGCGGCTGTTGAGGGCGTCCGCCACTGCCCGCGTCGGGTTCTCAAACTTCAGCAGTTGAGCGAACGCTGTCTGCTTGCGCAGCGTCTGGTTGATGTAGCTGTTCTGGTCCTGCACCGCCTTCAGCGCGTTTTCAGCACGGGTGGCATTGGCCAGGTCTGGCGTGATGCCCATCTTGTCGAGCATCGGCTTGTTCTGTGCGATGAAGCCTTCAAGCTGGCGCACGTTCAGGCGGCCTGTTGCCGGGTCAACCGCCTTGGCAGCCAACAGGCGCAGTGCGCGTGATTGGGCATCCGCAATGGACGACACGCGGCCCCGAGCAAGATCGGCTTGGGGTTTGAGCGCCAAAGCCTGTGGGCTGTTGGCCCCGAACTGCCGCACAGCGTCGTCATACTGAGTCGCCATGAATCTCACGGCGTCCTCGATCTCGGTCATCCGCTGGGCGGTGACGTCAGCGTTGGAGCCGAAGGCGCGCAACACCAAGGTCTCAGCCGGAATGCGCTGGGCACCTGAGCGAGTCAGATCGCCTGTCTCGCTGGCCGTCTTGGCAAAGGTACGGGTGAAGGTGTCGTTCAGCGCCTTGGAGAACTGGCGAGCGGTGTCAAACGCAGGGCTCTTCACCTCTTCCAAGTCGCGCAGCATGCCCTCGGCTAAAGTGCCGTAGAAGTCGGCGTTGGCCACTTCGCCCTTGCCGGCCGCCTCACGAGCGAGCTTCAGGAGGTTGGAACGTGCATTGATCAGGTCCCCGATGTCGACCTGCTTGGCCGCAGGCAAAAAGCGCGCAGGCACCGTTCCGGTGTCCATGAACTCCTGGGTGTTCTTGCCGAGCTTGTACCTGCGCACCACGTCGTCCGTGACGCCAAAGTCAGCCATGATGTCCTTGACCACCTTGGGCATCGTGTTGGCGTAGACCGGGTCAAAAATCTCCAACGTGCGGTCCAAAAACCCTCGAACCGTGCGCGTGGGCGCGAGCCGTGGTGCTTGGATCACGTCCTGTGTCACCTGGCGTGTGATCGGCTGGCCAGCGGCGTCGACGATACCTGTGGGGACTGCCCCAGTGACGGTGGTCTTGGTCGGCTTGGTGAGCTGGGCCAGGCCCGCTTGCCACAAGCTGGACTCATAGTCGCGGGCGCTGCGCAGGGCGTTCTCAGTCTCCAGCTTGACGATCTCGCCGATCTGGCGGCGCGCCTGGGGCGTGTCGCGTGAGATGAGGCGAATCTTGGCCGCCGCGTCGGCATCCGCCGCAGCCAGTCGGCCATTGACCATCTGGTTGAACATCGTCTCGCGCAACTCCGCCGACTTGCGCAGAGCGTCCGGCGTGCCAATGTCCTTGAGCCGGTCTGCCAAGAGCTGATAGGCGCGCAGCGACTGACGGCCCTGCTCCATGCTCTCGCCCATGAACTTGGCGTGTGCTTTTCCGAGTGAGGTTTCCAGTTCGGAGAGCGCAAGACTACCTGTCTTCTGTGCGGCGGTGGGGGACGGCACGCCGCCAGGCAGCGGCTTTTCCAGCTCCCGAATCAGACGGGGAACATCCTCCCCGAACTCCGTCAGGATCGTGTAAAGACGGTTCGCGGCCCGCGCCTCACGGCCGGATTGGCTGACCGCCGAACGCAAGTTGCCAAGGAAACTCGTGGCTGTCGTTGTCCCGTTGATGAGCAGTCGGCCCGGAGACAACAGGCCCCCTGCCACTTCCGCACCGAAGCGCGTGCCAGCGGCACCTGGGTCGTAGGCTTCGGCCATGCCGCCGCCAATGCCCGCACCGCCAGCGGCGGAGGTCTCGGCCAACAGGAATGCCTTGGGATTGCGGCGCGCTGCCTCACCAATGCCGGAAACGAACCGCGCAACGCGGTTGGCCGTCATCTGAGGGATGCCAAAGGCCGTCGGTGCAAAGGCGATGGAGTCGCCAAAGGTCTTGCCGCCCTCGCGGTACGGAATCAAGTCCTCACGGGAGACGCCGGGGAATAGCTTCTCCGCCTCGCGGCCTGCAAAGTAGCCTGTCAAGCCCCCGGCGATCATGCCGCCGATGGCCCCATAGGGCGGGAAGAAGGGCGCGCCAGCTTTCAGACCACCGATTGCGCCCGCCGCCATGGGGCCCGTGCGCACCAGCCCCTGGCCCGCGCCCAGCAGTGTTTCTGTGGCCGCCTCGCCCAGAGTTGGCTCAGTGACCATGCCCGGGTAAGCCTGCGCCAGCGCAGCGTCCTTCTCCTCGTCCGTCTTGCCGGTCGTGGAGATGCCGGGGTACAGCTCTTCCAGGGTAGGGGTTTTGGTGGGCTCGGCCATTACTTAGTCCCCCTCTTCTGGGCGTAGACGTAAATCTTGCGGTTCGGGTCGAACACCAGGTACTCGCCCGGTGCAGCGGCCTTCCACTGCTCCGGGTTGTCGATCTTGCGCTGACGCACGCCCAGCAGGTCACGGATGAAGTTGACCTCTTCGAGCTTCTTGAAGGCCTCGCGGCGCTTCTCCATGCCGGTCTCCTTGGCCTGGGTCAGCGCGGAGGTCTTGTCCTCGATGCTGTTGAAGACGTTGTCAAGCGCAATGATCTGGTTGATGAAGCTCTGCTTGTTGGCCAAGAGCCGTGGGCCGAGGTCCAGCTCCCCCAGAATCTGCTTGCGCTCGCCTTCAGCAAAGCGCGGGTTCTCCTGCAGCACGTTGACCACGCGGTTGCGCATGTTCTCCAGCATGGTCGTGGCCTGCTGGAACTCCGGCTTGATGCGGCCAGCAGCCTCCAGCGGAATGTTGCGCGCTACACCGGCCACAAGCACCGGCACGAAGCCAGTGCCAGTGCTGGCCAGATCAAAGAAGGTCGACTGCGGTGCCGACTGCACCATCGGCGCGACATCAGCAGGCAGGTCCGCAACCGACGCGCCAGGGGCCGGCACAGTGCGAGCCGGAGCGCCCGCGACTGCAGGCTGTGGAGCCGCTGCACGGCCACCGGCCGGTGCACCACCGCCCACAGGGGCCGCGCCACGCGAAGTGGGCACTGACATACCACGCGTCTTCAGCGCCGTGACAACGAATTCAGGCAGCTCGTTGCGCTGCTCGCGCGTGCTGGTTTCTTGCGTCAACGGATTGGTAGTCGTGACGAAGGACGGCTGGGTGTACTCAGTGACGGCGGTCATGAAAGCGCGCTCGTCTTCGGGATCGAGCTTGCCCTTGGCAAAGTCGTCGGCGCGCATGTACATGAAATTCAGCGCACCACCAGTGACCCCCTTGCCAAAGACGCCAGACTGAGGGGTGCCGCTCTTGGCAGCAGCCTTCAGGATGTCGCCGAACGCCTTGCGTTGGCTCTCCAGCAGCTTGAGGTTCTGCTCCTTCGTGCCGGCAATCTCCTTCTCAGCAGCCTGCATGCCCAAGAGCTTGAGCTGACGCTGCTCCTTGTCAGTCGCCGAGATGTACTGCGCCATCTCGCCCGGCAGTGTGCGTGTCGCGCCGGCCAGGCGAGACAGGAACGAGCCCCGCAAGGGACGGCCCTGGTCGTCGACGTTGCCAGCAAAGCCGAAGGCCCGCTGACCAAGGGACAGCAGGAGCTGCGCCTGGCGCGAATCCGTGTTGTCGCCCATGATGTCGCGGTAGACCTGCGCCCGCTTGGCCGACTCGGCCGCCAGGTCCGGCACTGCCAAGGGCTTTTGGGCCAGCATGTTCATCATCTGGGTGCGGGCCTGCTGCACCATGTCAGGGGTCGGGGTGAAGCCAAGCGAGGACGAGCTGTCAACAGGGGTCACGCCGTCCTCATCAGACCCCTCTTGAAAACGCTGGACATATCCGCCAGCGGCCATCTGCACAGGAGGCTGCGCGCCGGCACCCGGAGGACCTCCGGCACCTGCCAAGAGCGCAGCAATGCCTCCACTGTCAGGCGGCGGGGCCATCTCTGATCCGGGGGCCATGGGCGGTGCGCCAGGAGGCATGCCACCGGGGGCTGCGCCCTGCGGAGGCAGCATCGGGGGCTGTGGGCCTTGGGCCACGCCGGCTGATTGCGGCAGCGCGCCCAGGCCGCTGCCTTGCGCCAAGATCGGCTGCAGCATCGCGAGCACCGGCTCAGGGGTCTCAGACGCAGCGGCGTAGCCAACCAGATCGGCCAGCTCATCGCGGCGCGCTTCAATGGAGCGCATGTCGCCGCGCAGGTTGTTCATGAGGATTTCGGGGGAGTCCGGGCGGCGCTCCATGCCTTCCATCTCGCTCTCGTCCGTTTCGAGCTCGTCTTCGTCTTCGAGCTCGTCCTCCATGTCGTCCATGAAGCCCTGCATGATGCCGATGTTCTCGACATCCTGCTCTTCGTTCATCATCTTGTTGTCCATCATGACCCCTTAGAAAAGCCCTGCCTTCTTGGCCCCCGCCATCGTCGAGATGGCCCCCAAGCCAATGCCCACCGCCTGCTGGAACGGGCTGGCTGACGGCTGGCTGGCGACCTGCGTGGACATCTGGCTCGACGGTGCGCCCTTGTAGATGTCGGACAGGAAGCCTGCCTGCTGGTAGGGCGCGTACACCTGCTGCAGCTCGGTTGCGCGCTGCGCGTCGAGCACCTGCTGGTTGAGCGCCTGTTGGGCCTGGCCCACGTTGTACAGGAAGTTGATGTCGCCCTGCTGCAGCGCCTGAGCCGTCTGGCCGAGCGCGCCCTGCTGCACGCCAAGCTGGCCAAGCTGCCCGGCCAACTGACCAAGGCCCGCTGCCTGCGACTGACCAATGCCGTACTGCTGCGTTGCAAGCTGCCCGATCCCCTGGCCAAGGCCCTGGAACTGCTGGCCTTGCTGGCCGTAGATGTTGGCGATCTGCCCACCCATCTGACCGTACTGCGAAGCCTGCTGGCCCAGCAGGTTGGCAATGTTCTGGTTGATCGCAGCCTCCTGGCCCGCGAGCGCGCCCTGCTGCGAAGCAAGGTTGCCGTACTGCTGCGCAGCCTGCAGGTACTGGCCGGCGGCTTGCTGACCGAGACCGGCCTGCTGAATGCCAAGCTGTCCCAGCCCCTGGCCGGCAGCAATCTGCTGCTGCGAGAGGTTGCCGTAGAGGCCCGCACCCGCTTGGCCAAGCTGCGCCTGCTGCACCGCCTGCTGGCCCAAGGTCTGGCCGATGTTGGCCAACTGGCCGGCGGCAGCCTGGCCGAGCTGCGCACCTTGGGCGGCGAACTGCCCGAGCTGGGAACCTGCCTGCACACCGAGGCCTGCTTGCTGGGCAGCGAGCTGCGCTGCTTGCTGCTGCAGGCCCGCCATCTGCCCGGCCTGCTGGCCGTACAAGCTGCCGATGCCTTGGAAGAGCTGCGACTGCTGCGCTGCCTGCTGTTGCTGCGTCTGCTCCAACTGCGCCATCTGCATGGCGGTCTGAGCATCAAAGCCTGCCTGCTGGAAGCGCTGCTGTGCGGCTTGCAGGCCAAGCTGTCCTTGTTGACCAGCGAACTGGCCTGCCAGCGCGGCTTGCTGCGCCTGCAGTTGGGCGGTGTTCTGGCCGAGACCGGCCTGCTGTGCAGCAGCACCGATGGCTCCCTGGCCAGCGGCCTGGGTGAGCCCAGCGGCCTGCAGCCCGAGCCCCGCTTGTTGAGCGGCGGCACCAATGGCCTGCTGCCCGGCCTGTTGCGTGAGCCCTGCTGCTTGCATGCCCAAGCCTGCCTGCTGGGCAGCGGTCTGCGTCTGCAGTTGCGCTGCCTGCGCCAACTGCTGCGCGGCGCTTTGGCCAAGCCCCGCCTGCTGCGCGGCAATCGATGCTTGGAGCCCGGCCTGTGTGCCAAGGGCCTGCGCACCTTGCTGCTGGAGTGCAGCCTGCTGCGCAGCGGCAGCGGTTTGAGCTGCACCGGCCTGGCCCAGTTGCTGGGCCGCCTGTTGGCCAAGCCCGGCCTGTTGGGCCGCGATGGACGCCTGTTGGGTGCCCAACTGGCCGATGCCCTGTGCGGCCGCCGCCTGGCGCTGTTGCTGCTGCTCGAATGCGGCCATGGACTGCGCCTGCGCCTGGCTGTAGCCCTGCGACAGAAGGTTGGCAATCGTGCTGGCGCGCTGGTCCATCAGGTTGCGCTCCAGCTCGGCACGCTGAACACCTTCGCGCTCGCCACCGAATGCGCCGGCACGCACCGCCTGAGCCGACAAGCCCTGCTGCGCAATCGCACCTTGGCGGCTGATCTGACGCATGGTCTCGTCGATCACCTGCTGCTGGTACGGGTTCATGAAGGCCTGGGCAGCCTGCGGGTTGTAGGCCTGAGCCGCACCGCCAAGCTGACCAATGCCCTGCTGGATCGCTTGCTGGGCCGCACCGAATCCGGGCTGCTGGGCAGCCATTGCGGCCTGCTGTGCAGCGGCCAACTGGGTGTTCACGCCACCTTGCAGGCCGGGCTGGTTGGCAGCGGCCATTGCGGCTTGGGCAGACTGCATGCCCGTGGCCTGCGCCATGTTGAACCCAGGCTGCGCAGCAGCCAAGCGGGCCTGCTCGGCAGCGGTCAGCGCCGTGCCAATGCCCTGACCGAAACCCGGCTGTTGGGCCGCCTGCGCACCTTGCGCGGCACCTTGGAAGGCGGCGTTGACGCCCTGCTGGAACCCGGGCTGCCCAGTGGCCTGTGCACCTTGAGCTGCGCCCCCGAACAAAGCGTTGACGCCCTGCTGGAATCCCGGCTGCGCCGCTGCTTGAGCAGACATGCCAACGGCTTGCTGACCAAGGCCCAGGGCCTGACCGAACCCCGGCTGCTGCGCCGCTTGTGCGGCCATACGTGAAGCATCGGCTGCGCTATAGCCAGCCGCTTGAAGCCGAGCCTGCTCGGCCGCAAAGTTGCTGGGGCCGGCTTGACCGGCTGCGCCGGCGGCTTGGCCCAGCATAGCCTGCTGCTGTGCAAACCCAGGTTGGCGCGCCGCTTGCGCAGCCATGTTGATGGCCTGCTGGCCAGTGCCCAAGCCCTGCTGGATCGCGCCAATGCCTTGGGCAAAGTTCGGGGCCGACCCGGCAAGCTGGCCGGCCGCCTGGCTCAGAAGGCCCTGCGAGCCGCCGAAGTCTGCGCCCATGGCACCAGCGGCCATGCGCTGCGCCTCGGTCAGGCCCGTGAGCCCTTGCCCGATGGCCGCCGTCGCTGGCTGCAGATCGGCCTGGCTGGAAAGCGCGGCCATGTTCTGGGCCGTGGCCAGTGAGCCAAGGCCCGTGGTGATGTCTTGGTACGCCGGTGCAAAGCGCCCCGAGGTGTCAGAAGCCAGCGCGCGCTGGCCCGCCACGTCCAAGTAGCCCAGCCCCTGGGAGATCGGGGTCAGGCCTTGGGTGATGCCAGCGGCTGCGCCACCGGCCTGCTGCATGGCGGCCTGGGCGTCAGTGAACTGGTTGCGCGTGTCCGCGCCGCGCAGGATGTCGGCTGCCTCACCGGTGGTCGCGTACCCCGCACCAAGGGCCTGATTGGCCGCCGTCATGTAGGGCGTGAATGCACCGACCCCCATGTTGGCGGTCGCCTGCATGGCGGCCAACTGGGGGTCCGTGAAGCCTGCTACTTGGTAGCCTGGAAGTTGACTGGCCAGGGTGGGCCGCTGCCCAATTACATTGCCACTGGCATCAAGGACATTGTTGAAGGCTAGGGCCTGGGCCTGCTCAAGGAGCTTGAGCTTGTAGGCCTCAATCCGGGGGTCTTCCCGGACGATCTGTTGGGTGACGGTTTCTTCTGCCATATCACTTCGCCTTTACGGGCCCGCCTTCGAGCTTCTTCATGAGTTTGTACATGCGAGCAGCTCCCTTGCGTCGGCTGCCGCCCCCGGCGTTGCGCACCGCTTTGGCGGTGAAGACGAACTCCCCATCCGACAGCATGGCCGGAATCGAGTCAGAAGTTCCGGTGCCCGGGCCGTTGATCGGACCGTTCTTGCGCGGGAACTCCGTCGGCCGCAGCTCACCGCCCTTGGCGTAGCCGGGAGGCGGCTGCTGACCGTAGATCAGCGGCACGCCGTAGAGACCTGCGACGTTGTAGGGCTGCGCCACTCCGGCCGGGCTGCGCGTGACGCCCGTCGGCTGCACGACGCCTGGCTGGCCAAGGGGAATGCTGGAGTAGCGGTACATCTGCGACGGGTCGACCAGCGTGCCACGCGGCAGGTCCGGGCGCTGGTAGCTGTTGTCCAAGCCCCCCTGGAACATGCCGGGGTTGTCCCGGATGTAGTCCATGCCGGTGTAGTTCCGGTTGAACGCCGGGTTCTGGTTGGCAGGCTCGCCTTCCATGCCGCCGGTGGCAGCGATGGCCGCAGTGCCAGCCAAGGCCAGCGGACCGTACTTCTGCAGGATGCCTGCGTCGGCCGGCAGGCCGGGGCGGCTGGGCGAGAGGTACTCGTTGTAGAGGTCCTTCGCGCCGCTTACCATTCGGTCGATGAACCCAGCGGGCTGTGTGGCTGCTTGGGTAGCTTGCGCGGGCGTCAGGCTGTAATTGGTGGAGGCCGCCGTCCCGCCCGCTGCGCGGGAGAAGTCGGAGGCGAAGCCCATCGGCGACGGCTGCAGCCCGGTCGGGGCGGTGTAGCCGCGCGCCAGCAAGTCGTAGTTGGTTGTCGGTGCGGTGCCACCCACGCCGGTGGAGAAGTCAGCGTTGGTGGTGCTGAACTCAGGCCGCATGTTCAACGGCACTTGCAAGCCTTGGCCGCCGCTACCGGGGCGCAAACCTTGCCCCAGCAGGTCTTGAGCCGTGCCGGTGGTGCCCACCTGCCCCACGCCGCCTTGGCCAACCGTGCCTACACCACCAGGAGCCAGGCGCAGCGGGCCGCCCTCTGTGCCAGTACCCGAAAGCGGGCCGGTGTTAAGCGGCTCACCGGCCAGGGTCAGAGCCTGCTGCTGGGCAACCGTCAGCTCCTGCCCCATGTCGCGGGCAAACCGCGCATCGGCCAAGGCCTTGGAATTGGACAGGCCCTGCAGCGCGGCGGCGGACAGGCCCGACATCGCGCCCATCTGGAGCGCCTGGGCCGGCTTCATGCCCGCGATCAGGCCCACACCAGTGCCGATGGCACCAGTGGCGAGGCCCGTGTTCAGCGCAGAACCGGCATAGCCCGGCAGATACTGGCCCACGGCGGCCACGGGGCTGACTCCCATGATCGTGCCACCACCGCCAACGTAGCCCATGGCACCGGCAACCAAGGCGTCCTTGATCGAGCCCCCGGCAATCAGAGTGGTGGCACCAGAGGCCAGAGCAGCGGTACCCGCAGTCCCCAGTGTTGCGCCAATGGCCGTTGGCCCGAGGACCGTGGCCAATGCAATGGTGCCCAGGATGCGCCCAACAGGCGACTGGACCACCTTCTTGACGACGTTGACGACGCTCTTCACCACCGACTTGACGGCGTTGAAGAGCTTCTTCAGGAAAAACTCAGGCAGGCCTGTGACCGGATTGATCGTGCCCGCGCCGCCCCGGGACTTGAGGAACTCCGCTTCTTCCGGGGTGATGTGGGCCAGCATCTTGTCGCCATTGCGACCTTGGGCGGCCAAAAGAGCGGCCATGTCGGCCAGGCCGCCTTCGGCCATGGCCATCGGCTGCATGCCCATGCCTTCAACGGGCGGGCCTTCCATCATGGCGGCGCTGGCCCCTTGGGCCGCCGTCATCTTCAGCTCGTTCAGGACAATCAGGATTGCGCCGAGAAACTCGGGGTCGTACTCTTCCGGCAGGTCTTCCGCATCAACAAAGTCGCGGTTGATCAAGTCCTCACGGATGGTTTTGTACTGACCGGGATTCTGCGAGACGTACTCGAAAATCTCGATGAGGGTCTCAAGCTGCGCGGGCGTCAGCTCCAGCTCGGCCATGTTCTGGCGCAGAGACTCCTTGAGGACGGCCAATTCCTGAGGATTGACCATCCCCATAGCCGTCTGCGCAGCGTCGTACGCGTCGGCGCTGGTCACCATGGGCATCTGCCCCTGGTCTTCTTGCATGGCTGCCCCTTGCGGGAGGGCCATGATTCCTTCGTTTTCCATGGTTGTCCTTTCCGTTGATGGCCTATAGCTCCGCATGGGGCTGCGCGCCGGAAAAGGACGCGTTATAGGGCCAAATTATCCGACATGAAATCCAGTTTTGTCCACTCATCAAGTGCGGTCGATCTCCAGGTACGACAGCCAGAAATCGACGTCCGCGACCGAAGACGTCACCTTGAGGATGTCGCCCGCCTGCATGATCATGGGAACCCCTGAGAAAACGTCCATCGTCTGGCTGGGCGGCAGGACGTAGGTCTTGAGCGCCTTGTAGGGCGTGGCCCCGCCCTCCGGGTACAACGTCACGGTCAAATTGGTCGTGCTGGCGTTGTCATTGGTCACCCGCAGCGACGAGACGATGGCGTTGTTCGCGGTCGGCGCGGTGTAGATCGTGGTCTCGGTCGCGGCCGACGGGGTCAGGTATTTGCGCAGGTATTTGTTGGCCATGTCAGTTCGCCGATACGAAGTTGATGGTGAGGATCACCGAGGGAATGGCCGGGCGCGTGGGTGACGTACCCGCAGCGTAGTGTTCCAAGTAAACATCAAGGCTGTCGGACCACCAAGCAATCTCCAGGTAGTCGTTGGCCGGATCGTCCACGGTAAAAATGCCAGTGACTGCCGGGACCACGTGCGACCAGATGGTGGAGCTCTTGCGAACCGGCACGTCAAAGCGCGTGTTGCTCAAGGGGTAGTTGACCCCCGTGTCCTTGGCCCAGACCTCGAACTCCGCCGCCGTGTTGCCTCGGTTGGTCACCTGCAAGGTGAAGGTCACCAAGTACTGCCCAGCGCAGGGCACCGTGATGCGGCTGCCGCTCTCCACCGTGATGCCGTTGGAAAACGCAGGCGTCAAAGTCAGCAGGTTCTCCCCGGTGATGCTGGCATTGACCTGATCGTCCTCGGAGATCATCATCGCGTGCGGCAAGATGATGCCGTTGCTGTTTTGAAAGCCACGGATGCCGCCTGCAAACCCGCCGCCCGCGCCTGAGCCCGCCGACATCCACGTGGCCGCGCCAGCGGTGTTCTCGCTGGTGACCGGGGTGTAGGTGTTGTTGAGCTGGAAGATGACCTGCTCAAGCGAACGCACAAGCTGGTTGAACTGCTCCGGGCTGTAGCTCGAAGCAACCGCGTTGGGCAGGCGGACGTTGTTGATCTTGCTCATCGCAGGCCGTCCGGTTGGATGTCAACGCGCATCGTGCCAAAGCGCCAGTTGCTGTCCAGCTCGTCACTCTCGATGCGAAGCTGAATCTGTCGCCCGCGCGCCCGCGTGTCCACCTTCTGCGTGGTCGGCGTGATGACGTAGGGGTCCAGCGAGCTGGGGCTGGCCGTCGCCTGCGGGAAAGGCCTCAGCAACAGCCGCACCGTCAGGTTGCCCACCTGATTCTTGAAGTCCGGGATGAACCGCTTCATGAACAGCATCTGGTCACCGTCGCCGATGTCGAAGTAGCCCGAGACGATGTAAGCATCAATGGGCTGGTCGACCGCGTTGACCCCATCCTCCTGGTTGTACAAGCGGGTGCGGCCGGCCGTCAGACCGTAGATCGGGTCCCCGTAGGTCGGCGTCTGCGTGCCCTCTGGCATGTAGGACGAGGCAATCGGCTTGGCGAACGTGTTCATGTCCACCCAAGACGTGCGTGCCATCGTGCCAATCGTCCAGACGTTCTCCAGGTAGTTGTAGCTCACGAAGCGGTCCACAAAGTCACTGGTGAACGAGCAGTACCACCACGTCACCTCGTTGAACTGTGTGTTGATGCCCACATTCACCTTGAAGCTCTGAATGAGGTTGATGTCCTCAAACACGTAGTCCTGCACGGTGCAGGGAATCTTCTTGACCGTACCATCGAAGATGAAGAACGCATCACGGCCCATCCAATACGCCACCCCGTTGACGTCGGCCGCTGCATGCGGTCCGATGCAGCCGCAGTTGGCTCCGAGCTGCTGGAAGCCAAAGGTGTAAGGCGGCCCCAGGTACTGCTGGCCATGCAGCGAGGTATCGGTCCAGATCAGAATCTGGCCCCGCGAGCGCACAGCCGTGATGATGGTGTTGCCGTCCGTCAGACGCTGGCCGCCCGCCGTGTTGGTAGCCGTGGCCACAAAGTCGTTGATGTTCTCCTGATCGGAGAAGCGCACAAACATCGGGTCCTGCGAGGACGGTGTTCCGATGGTGCTCTCCGTGCCAAAGCACACCAGGTGCCGGTCTGGCGTGGACACCAGCGCGTACTTGCTCTTGGTGGGTGCACCTGCGATGGCCGTGGCCCGCGTTGCAAGGCCCCCGGCGGGCAGCCACTCATAGATGCCGCCATCAACCACCTGCGCGATCAGGTTCTCGCCGTAGTTGTCGAACTGCCACACCCGGTTGTTGAGCTGCAGGCCGGCAGACGGCGGACGAGGCGTGCCCCAAGTAAAGAAGCCCCAGGTACCGGTGCCCCAGCCGAAGTCGATGTAGCCCCGGTCCGAGCCGACGTTGATCTGGTAGGCCGCGTCCGCAGTACCTGCCGCAGAAGCAGTGCTCGTGGCCTGGGTGGGCGACGTGATGCGGTAGGTGTTGGACCTCAGGACCTCAACGATCTCGAACTCGTTCTCCAGGTCCGCATTGGGGATGCCGCCCGGGTCGCCGGTGACGTTGGAAAAGGTCACGAAGTCGCCAGTGATGGCTCCGTGGCCCGAGTCGTTGACCACGACGTTCGTGCTGCCGTTCGTGGTATCGAAAGTCACGCCGGTAGACGTGGCCCGAATGGGGGTGACATCGGCCCACGAACCGCCGTAGAACACGTAGAGCTTGCGGTCGGTACCGATGGCAGCGCGTGGCGAGCCATCGAGCGCGGTCCAGGTGAAGACCTCGCTGGTGTAGCCGATGAAGTAGGCCTCGGTGTTGTTGAAGTTGGTCCAGCCGCCCATCTTCTCAGGCAGGCCGTAGCGAAAACGCACGTAGTCAGCATCCACCCAGCCGCCTTCTGCGCCGTACTCGGTGTTTTGCTTGTCTACGCCCGGTTTGAGAAAGAGTCGAAGCAGTGGCATCGTTTTTCCTTACTTCACCGGGCCGCCAACGAGCCAAGCGTCACAGGTGCGGTCGCCCGCACACTTGAAGTGAAAGAGCTCGCAGTAGCCCAGGTTGGCGGCGGCAATTACGTCGTCCGCGTAGCTCTCATGCTGCTCAGGCTCGTTCTCGATACCGTCCGCAATGCACTTGAGCATCTGTGGGGTTTGGATGAACGCTGCACAGTTGTGGCAACGCGCCTTCTTAGCCTCAGGTACATCGGTGCCCCACATCTCGGCCTTCTTCTGCCAAAAAGCACGCGACTGCGACTCCGGGTTCAGGGGCCCGTAGCCGTACTCCTTGATGGCGTGGTTGCGGTTCTTCAGGTTGACATGGACGTCCATGGTCGCCGTCGGACACGCCTTCATGCCCTTGCTGTAGGCCTGCTTGATGCCGTCGGCAATCGCGTCCTTTTTGACAGTGGCCATGGTCAGCCCTTCTTCCGCGCAGCGCGCATGTTGTCCACGAGGTTCGGATAGGGCCGGCCAGCGGCCTTGGCCATCTTCTTGGCCGCCGCTTTCTTGGCCGGTGTCAGGGCCTTGGGCTTGCCCAGGCTCTTGGGGCGCTTCTTGTCCCAGACGGGGGTGTTTTTCATGAACTGCTCCTGCTCACATCAGTTGACATTCCGCCTGGCGACGACGCACCAGCCCAGGCAATACGCGGCCACCACCACGGGTCCACAGCATGAGCTGCTCCTTGGCTCCCTCCCAGTCCTGCGCGTTGATCTTGCGACGCAATGTGCTGGTCTGCAAGCGGCCAACCCCAAGGTTATAGGCAAAGTCCACGATGGCGTTGAACTTGCCCCAATCCTGCTCTAAAAGGGCCAGCGGCAACAGCCCCGGACAATTGCGCACAACGCCCGGAGCATAGGTGTGAAGCAGTTCAACCTTGAGCCACTGCTCGGCCGTTTCCTTGGTGATGGGCGGATCATCCATCGACACCTTGCGGCCATCGGGCCGGTAAACGGTCCCGTAGCCTTGAGTGGGAAAGCCCGCCGGGCAGATGTAGGGGTAGATCAGCCCGTCCGCGCCAACCCGATGCAAGCCCTCAAAGCGCTTGCACAGTTCGGTGGCGATGTCCAACTTCACGCAAGCCCCCGCTTGGCCAGGGTGCGATCCAGGAACCAGTAGTTCAAGGTGCCCGCAACCAACGCGCTGAAGTCAGGGGACATCATGGTCTTGAACACCTCGGCAGGAGGTGCGCCCAAGAGCCAGGCGTTCCAGGCGAACCAGACGTGGACAAAGGACCAGATGAACAAAATCCAGTAGGTCACAACCGGCCGCACACTGGCCGACAGGCTTGCAACCCAGCCGCCGGCGGCCTTGACCATCTCGGTCTGTTGCTGGATGGCGGCGTTGAAGGCGTCCATGACGCCCACATCAATGGCCGCTTCGCGCTGCGCGCCGATCTCGGCGAGCTTTTGCTGACCGCGCTGGGCCTCCAAGTCGCATTGGCGCTGGAACATGGCCAGCTCATGCTGGCGCTCGTTTTTCTTGTCCAGCCACTTGAGCACTTCCGGTGCCAAGCGGAAGATGCCGCCAATCAGGGAGCCAAAGATGCCCCCACCAAGTATGTCAAGCATGGGAGGCTCCTCGGTTGGCGATGACCTCATTGTCGCCCTTGGTCACAGTGACACGATCACCCTCCACCGCCACACGCATCGGCTGCTCGGTTCGATCAAGTCGGTCGAGCTTGTCGATAAGGTGTTGGATGACCTGGAATTCCGGCTTCTCTTGCTTGGGCGTTGCACCCGCGATGCCGTTGAGCATGGAGATGAGGGCCGTCAGGCTTGCGCCGAGCAGTCCCATCACCGCTGCAATCTTCTCCTGCTCCAGAAACAGGGAAGAGACAACCCCGATCACGACGATCAGGGTGATGTAGAAGAGACCATGCTTGCCGATGGCCTTGCCGGCAATCTCCTTGGCGGGGCTTTGGGCCTCCAGCCGTCGAAGCTCGACCTCGGCTTCGGCTTTGATCCTGGCGATCTCCTGATCGCGGGTCGGCTCTGACATGATCTCTCCTGGTTACATAGTAGCTCCCGATGCAGCAGGTACCGTCGTAATCTGGATGGCCACGGACCGTTTCAGGTCTAGGGCCTGGCCACAGTCAGAGCAGGTGTCTGCTTCCAACTCGGCCGCATCCAGGTCGTAGCCGCACGCGCTGCAGACGATCTCTACGGCGTGTGCGGGCTCAATGCTGCCGTCAGGCAGCGTCCGTGACGGGCTTTGCAGCTTCATCGGTCTGCGGTGCCTGGGGCACTTTGATCTGGGGCGTGGCCTGCTCATGGATGGCGTTGACGATCTGGAACACTTCGCCGTAAGGACGGCTGGCTAGATACTTCAAGATGCCATTGATCAAGGACAGGGACAGTTCAACTTTTTGGTCGTTCATTTCTAACTCCAAAGCGCCGCTGAAAAGGGGCAGCGACGATTACCCCGTGCAAATTATGCCTGCACTGGAGCGGTACTCCAAGGCACGCCGTTGGCAGTTGTGGGGCTCAACTGCTTTTCGACCTTGGCGGTCAGCGTGGCCTCGATTTCGGCTTTCTGGTCACCCAGCGCTTCGTAAACCCAACCCAGCACGATGGCTTCGGTCAGGTTGTCGTAGGGAATGAACCCCGGTTCAGACGGGTCGTTCTTGTAGGTGGTTTGGCCACCGTAGAACGCACCTTGGATCGGAAGAGGCTGTGGTGGAGTTTCCGAATCCAACGCACCAGCCGTGCAAGACCAATCGACGACGATGACAAACCCGTCGTTGATGACGCGCGTCATGTTGTTGACGGCCCAGGTGAGAGTGACTTGAGACATGATGATTTCCTTTCAGGATTAAGAGGCACCAGTTGGCCCGATGACATACGCAACCATTTTCACATTTCCAGAAGTGGTGTACCCAGTAAGAGTAACAGTGCCGCCGCTATTGGTAGCCTGCACACTAAGCCCGCTACTGGCGACGGTAGTCGTGGTCACATTGGAGGCGTTAGATTGTTTGTAGCATGCCAGGATGATGTAGTTGGATGTACCGGTCTCTACCGCATGAATCCACCCGGTAATCGGGACATCTCCATACGGGCTAAGGAAAATGGCAGCGCCGACATGGTCAGACGCCGTCCTGACCTGTGTACTGATTCCGGATTGGCGGATATTCCCATCAACATCAAGCGGGGCCAGTGGCGAGGATTGGTTGATACCAACACGACTGTTACCCGCATCAACAAACAACGCATGGGTGTTGGTGTCAGACTCGACGCGGAAGTCCACATCAGCCCCGGTGTCGTTGAACGAGGTCTCCCCGCTGATCATTGTTAGTTCAGAAGTACCGTCCCTAGAAATTCTGGTCTGGTTTACCCAGTTGGCTCCTGTATGGGCTGTACCGGGGGCAATGTCCGTAAACACGAAACTACCGGGGTTTACAGAGACGAGCTCTACCGAGCAAGCATAGTTAATGCTGATTCCAGTGCCGTTGTTTGTGTTAAACGCTCCAAAAATGACATCATTTCCACTTACCACTGGCTCTGAAAGCGAAATATTTCCATTGGAAACGCTTTTCACGTTAACAATGGCCCCGCCATCCACCCTAGAAACCGACACTTCCATGACAGACCCCACAATACGGCCAATACCGGCGAGGTTGTCAGACTGCAATGAAATTCTGAGCAGTGCGTTTACACGAATGTCGTTGATTGTTACCTTGAAAATTTGGTAATTGCTGTTCTCTAAAACGCTTCCGGTAAAGATATAAAAACGGGTGTACGAAGTGGTAAGTGTGGGAGACCCATCCGTCGCCGAAGTGATTGAGAGCGGAGCCACTGGGGACGAGTTGTTGATGCCAACATAAGAGTTCCCCGCGTCCACAAACAACGCATGGGTGTTGGCGACAGACTCGACGCGGAAATCAACATCTTGCGCTTGTTGATTGAACACAGCGCCACCAGCCACACCAAGTTCAAGGCGGTTCCTGAGGCTGTTCGCGGCCGCGCTATCACCCGTACCAAAATAAATAACGCTTCCGTTTGAGACAATTGCAGCCGTATTCCCGACTCCGGGGTTTTTCCACCCAATGCCCGAAGCGGCAAAACCACCCCCATCGTCAATCTGGCCAAGCAGAATGCTTCCCGAATCCGCAAGGTCTGGGTCAAAAGTAGTTGAACTGGAAAAAATGCCGCCGCCGCCAACATTCAACTTACCGGGATAGGTTGGAGGCAGACCGCCAATGTTGACCGTGTCGGTTCCAGCATCCACAAACAACATGTGGGTGTTGGTGTCAGACTCGACGCGGAAGTCGGCGTCTACGCCGTTCTCGTTAAAGACCGCAGTTCCCCCCGCCTCTGGAAGCGTGATAAGCGCCCCATCAGCATATAACTGCAACAGCGCATCTGCCCCAGTCGTGACCGAAGGGGCGGTGCCGTGCACGACCTCCAAAACCAAGTTTTTGTCGTCTGTCGCATCCCCCCAAAGCGTCAAGGTTTGATTGGAGGAGATGTAGAGGCCCTGCCGCTGATTCGCGCTTGCGGTACGAGAACCAATATACCCACCCTGCGAGGCCGTGCCAGACGGGCCGACCACGATGCCCGGGTTGAAGGTGTTATCGGTGGCAGTGGAAGTGGCAACTGCCAAACTGGTAACCGGGCTAGTGACACCGCGAACTCCCATGGAGCCACCAACTACCACCTTATCCGTGGTGGCATCCCCCAAGGTCGCATCGCCCGCGACGTTGAGCGTGGTACCGATGAACACCGCCTTGGCCACGCCCAGACCACCGTCAGTCTGGATCGAACCCGTGATCGTGCTGGTGGAGTCGGTTGTGCTGTCCACGGTCAGCGTGCCAGTCAGCGTCTGATTACCGCTGATGGTCGCGTTTCCGGCCAAGAACAGGTTGCGCGGGCGCGTAGCGCCGCTCGCACCAATGTCGTAGGTGTTGTCGGTGAAGAGCAGGTTGCTCGTGATCGTGCTGTTGATCGTCAGCGTATCGCTGGCGTTGTCGCCCACGGTCACGTTGCCGTTCAGGTTCACGCCGCCCGTCAAAGTCAACGTGCCGCCGACGCTCAGGTTGCCACCAATGGTGGCAGCACCAGCCAGGTACAGGTTGCGGGGACGAGTCGCGCCGCTCGCGCCGATGTCGTAGGTGTTGTCGGTGAAGAGCAGGTGGGAGTTGATCGTGCCAGGCACCGTGATCAAGTCGGCAGCAGCATCGCCTAAGGCAACCGCACCGTTCAAGGTGGTCGCACCCGAGGCGGTCAGGGACGTGAACGCGCCAGTCGATGCACTGTTCGCACCGACCGTGGTGCCGTCAATCGCACCACCGTTGATGTCGACGAAGTCGAACATCTGGATGACATTCGTGCCATCCACATACAGGTGCGCCTTGCGGCCGTTCGGCACGGTGATGCCAGTTCCGCCCGAGGTCTTGACCGTGATGCTCTGGCCGCCCGTGGTGTTGTTCTGGACGATGTACTGCTTCTCGATGGTCGGGACCACCAGCTCACGCGTCTGCGTGAGAGAGCCAAAGCCGGAGGTGACGTTCAGTACCAACGCTCGCGCCGCCTGGGCCGAGTTGCTGTTGGTGATCGAGATCGTCAGATTGGCATCAGCAATATAGTCCACCGTGCCCAAGCCAATGATGGCCTGCTCAACTGCCGTGCCAAGGTTGGTATTCGTGATGGAGCCCCAGGTGCCCGAGTTCTCCCCCGTGGCCATCAGCTCAAGTTTTAGATTGCTGGAGTAGGTGCTTGGCATCTTCAGTTCCTTTACGTAGTGATCTGTGTCCAGGTCACTGTGTTGCCGTCATTGACAACCGCCCAATTTTGCGCTTGGGCGTCATCCACATTTTGCCAGTTGGGGGTCTGGTTGTCATCAATCACGCCCCAGACCAGTACCGATCCGACCTGCCCCTGGGCGGACACACCCGTAAGGAAGACGGAAGCATTGGCCGCCACAGCGACAGTGCCAACACTGGCGGTTGCTTGCAAGCCCGTGACATTGACGTTGCCGCTCGCATCGATGACCACGGTGCCCACCGCACCCGTGGCCTGCACACCGGTCAGCGTGACGTTGGCATCGCCGGTCATGGCGATGCTGCCGACCTGGCCCGTGGCCTGCACGCCGGTGACGTAGACGTCGGCATTGGCCGCGACCGTCACGCTGCCCAGTTGCATGGTTCCGGCCACACCGGTCACCAGCACGTTGGCGTCGCCCGTCATGGCCACCTGGCCGACCTGGCCCGTGGCCGAAACGCCCGTGGGCAGCACGTCCGCGTTGGCGGTGACCGTGACCTGCCCAAGCTGCATCGTGCCCTGGACGCCGGTGACCGTCACATTGGCATCGGCTGTCACCACAACGGTGCCGACCGCACCCGTGCCCTGCACACCCGTCGGGAGGACGTTGGCGTCCCCAGTAACGGCCACGGTTCCCACCGCGCCGGAAGCAGACACCCCAGTGACCGGGACGTCCGCATTCGCGGTGACCGTCACCTGGCCCAGAAGTGCCGAGGCCGATACCCCCGTCAGCGTGACGTTGGCATCGGCCGTGATCGCTACAGACCCAACCTGACCCGTCCCGGTGGGTAAGTCGGCAAGACTTTCCCCCCAGGGGTCTTCACCCCAGCCTACGCCAGAGGCATTCCATCCTTGGAACGCAACGGTTGCATCTGCCACCTACGTTCCTTACGCGATGCGGATGATCGCACTGGTGGAATCAGCCGTCGGGAAGATGATCGTGAACGTGCCGTTGGTCGAGGTCTTGGCCCCGCCAAAGTCCAAGATACAGACAGCAGGATCGCCCGCAGCCGAATCGTTGTAGATCATCGCGCCATAGGCCGTGATGGTCGCACTGGTGAACGACAGGTCCGCGAAGTCGGTGAACGCAGTGGTCCCCGAGCTCGTGGGCGTGACGTTGGTCAGGGTGCCGCCGCCGGCTGCGTAGGTGCCCGAGTTGGCCACCTCGCCCGAGCTGGTGTAGGCCGTGGTCGCGGCCGTGAACGACGGGCTGTTGTCGTACAGAGCCAGCTTGAACGTGCTTCCCGTGCTGGTGGTGAAGTTGTGCACTGCCTGCATCAGCTCCACTTTGAAGCTGGTGCACATGTAATTTCCTGAGAAACTCATACAGGTTCTCCTTTCAAGAGATTTGTTTGCCGCTTAAGTCTAGCCAGGGCTTTTTGAGCCTCCGTCCATTTAATCCCTTTTCGAGAGGGAGGCCTGTTTCCACAGGCTTTTTGAGCTTCTGACATGCGTTGACGCTGTTCCAGCGTGCGCTTGGTACCGTAGCCCGGGGTGTTTTGGCCGATGTTTCCGGCCGACCATGGCGTCTGGCCTTTTTGAAAACACGTTTTTGGTGAAACGGAGGGCTTGCCCTTTTTGGCCCCAGCCATCTTTTTTCTCGACTCAAGGCTGTACCTGAACCCGCGCCGAGCAAATGCCGCACGCTCTCGTTCGGACGCAAATATACGGCCCTTGACCCCGGGTATCCGCCCCATGGCAATCAAGGCGTACCATACCCCTGGAACCGTTGGAAACATGCGGGTCAACAGCCGATGAGCAATGAAGTGCTCTCTGGCCGTAAGTCTGACGATGTTTTCCCTCCGGTCACTTCCGCCCAGGCATTTCGGCACAATGTGGTGCTTTTCAGAATAGCCGAGCAGTATCCGTCCCGATGCGCGTTGCATCAGGGAGTCATAAGCTCGTGCGTAGTCCATTACACCTCCAAAAGGTGGACCAGGTCCGGGTATCCCGCCTCGCGCAGACGATTGGCCAGCGTGAGCCGATCCTGCTCAACCGCCTCCCGCAGGTAGAACGCGACCACGGCCTTGACGCTCTCCTTGAAAGCACGGGCCTGCTCGCGCACCGCCGGGTGCGACTGATCGCCCACGAAGATGATCTTGTCGGCAGCCCGCTGCGCGAGCTCTTCGACAGACCACCCACGATGGGCAGTGGTTTCGACTTGTACGCCCCCAACGAGGACGGGTGATTGCACAGAGATCATGGTCCAGGTGACTCCGATTTAAGGGGAATGCGCAGCATGCCATCCCGGTACTCATCGCGACGACGACGGCCCTGCTGCTCGACACCCAGGCCTTGGATCGCTTCCTTGTACGACTGACGGAAGTACTGCAACATCTCAAGCGGACCCTTGGTATAGCTGTAGGCCTGAATCAAGCAAGCGTACAGCAGTGCCTCGGGGGCGTTGGTGCTGATCCACGTGGTCGGCGTGGCAGGCGAAAGCTGGGCCGGGCGATAGATGTAGCCCATCTCGACCGTGTAGTTCTGCGCTGGCGTGGGGGCGATGTAGAACGTGTTCTGGTCCCACACCGAGTAGTACTTGGGCACGCCGGTGGCAGTGCCGTCCGCCCAGTACTCCTTCATGAAGGACGTGTCTCGGAAGTCCAAGAAGACCTGTTTCCCATCCACCGTGATCATCATGTACCGGTGGGTCAGGATGTCGGTGGGGGCAGTCAGAAACTTATTGCCCGAAGACATGTTGCCCGCAACTTCGAGCTTGAAAACGTCCAAGTCGATCTCGCGGAGAATCTGGTTCTCCGCCATCGTGATGAACGTGTTGATCACCGAGTTGGAGAACACATTGGCGTCCACCTCGGTGTAGTTGCGGATGTTGGTGACAAGCTCGTCGTAGGTCATGATGTGCTCACTGTGACGGACCCGACGACGCCCTGGGCGATGAGAGCTTGGCCCTCCACATAGGGCCGCATGTCATTCGTGCCACGGGCGCTGCCGTAGCTCTGGAACGCAGTAAAGCCTGGCGCACCAACGTACACGGACACCGGCTCGATGCGGTCGGGACGCGGATCGCGCAGGGCAATCGCGTCGCCCCGGTAGCGCAGGGGCTCAAGCTGGGGCTCTTTTGGCTCGTAGTCGTCCGGGCAAACCATGTACCCCTGCCACTGCTTGCGCAGGACGTTGTAGGGGTAGCGCTGACCGCAGAAGTCGCACAGCGCGTAGGAGTACTTGCCGGTCGCAAAGGCCACGTCACACCCCCAAATCCGGCACGAACTGCACGCTGGCAGTGTCGCGATCCTCCAAGGCAGCGCGCTGGAAGTCCTCTTCGTAGATGGCCTTGAGCGCCGCAGCCCGGTCGGGTGCGAACTTGAGCGACAGGTAATAGGCCAGGCCAGAGGCCAAGCACGGCAGGAAGCGGAAGTTGACGTCCGCTGTGTTGGTGTAGGCTCCAGCGTCCTGGATGCGCCGGATGCGGTAGTACACGAACGTGTACGTCTGATCGGCCGCAGGGTAGAAGAAGGCCTTGGGGTTGTTGTCCCGTTGAACGTAGAACTGCGCTGGCCGCGCCTGCGAGGTCTTGTCGGGCACGTTGAGCCAGTCTTCTCGGCTGATGCGCTCGATGTAGACGTCGGTGTTGGTGCCTTGGTTGTTCTGGCGGATGATGGCTTCGAGCACGTTGACCGTATCGGTCGGCAAGTTGATCTCGTTGACGCCCTGCGTCAGCACGTAGGTCGCCTGCTCAATCGTCCACAGGTTCAACCCGCGATTGGCCCAGTCAAGGAACAACAGGTTGAGCGAGCGGCGCGCCGAATTCAGCTGATAGCCGCTCGTTGCGCGAATGCCGCAGCGCTCAAACGCTTCCTCGACCAGGTCATCAATCGCCAAGTCAAACGTGGTGGTGCCCGATGTGCTCATTTACTTGCACATCCCGCCCTTGCGGTACCCCTTGACCATGCCGCCGCCCATCATGCCATTGACCTTCTGGCCCATAGCCATGCGCTTGTGCTGATTGACCGCACCGCCTTTTTTCATCATGACGGGGCCAGAGGTCTTGCTCGGCTCCGACGTGACACGATTCTTCGGACCGCTCATCACGGCACCGCCGCCACGAGTGGCGCAACCCATACCTTTTCCAGCCATGATCAGGCTCCTTTCTTCATCGCACGACCCTTGACGTCGGCCGTTTTACGCTTGACAGCACGGCCCATCTTGTCGGCCATGCCACCCTTTTTCATCTTGCCGACGCCGTCGGCGGCGAAAGCAGGAACGGACTTGCCGCCCTTTTTCACCATCTTCATGCCTGCACTCTTCATGCGTTTACCCTGCCTTTCGGATTTCGTCCAGTTTCATCTCAAGCCGGTTGAACCGCTGGTCTACGTGGCTGAGGAACTTATCGAAGCGGTCGTCAACTTCCTTGCGTGTGACATGGTCCCGAGCAACCTCTTCACGAGTCTTGTTCAGGAGGATGCCGAGACGCGCAATTTCATCGAATTTGCTCTTCAACATGAACCCCATAACCCCCACAATCGCCGTCAACACGACGTTCCAGACCATCATTTCCACAGCTCAACACCTCCACCGCTTTCGCGCCTGACGGAGCCGGCTGTTGGGGTCCTTCGCAGCCTCTGGAAACTGCTTCATCTGACCCTCGGAACGAGCACAGTACGATGCACGGCGCTTGGCGTCCGCAGGCGACGGCTTCTTCTCCGTCACCGCTGTTTGCAACTTACTACCAGGGTTGGCCCTGCGGTACGCAGCCACACCCTTTTTGGTCATGCCAGCACCCTGCTTGGTGGGTCGGAAGTTTCCCGACTTCACCGAAGTCTTGATGCCCATGCCCTTCTTGGTAGCCATTACGCAGGTGCTCCGCCTTCGAAGAGCAGCGTCACACTCGTGATCTCAGCCGAGCTGAGGTCGATGTAGATGCCGCTTTCGAACAGAATCCCCATGTCGGGGATGATGAGGTCCTGCGAACCAATCGCTGCGGGTGACGTCAACGTCAGCTTTGCCGCCCCACCACTGGTGCTCCCATCCTTGAGAGTGATCGTGGCGGAGGTGGCCGTGTGCGTGAAGTAGACCCCCAGCAAGCGTGTGCGGCCGGATACCGCTGCAGCCGCAGCGGTCTTCTGGACCGACTGAATGTTGCTGAAGCTCATGGCGGCCTCCGATTACAGGAGGTTGCGAGCTTGCAGGTACATCACCGTGACCGTGGCCGCGCCCGCTGCACCGTTGCCGTTTTGGGCAGTGAAGTCCGCCAGGACCTGGATGTCAGCAGTGCCGACGTCCGTGGCCTCAGTGTCCAGGGTGCCACGGGTGGTGGCAGCCGTTTTGACGCTGGTGCTGGGAATGAAGGCGTCTGCGTCGGTCGAAGTACCGACCACGACAGTGGCGGTGCCCGTGTCGTCGTTGGCGGTGGTGACGTTCAGGATGACGTCGATGATCTGCGATCCGGCCGGGATGGTGGCCACAACCTGATCGGCAGCGGATGCGCCGATGATGTCAATGACCTTGGACTGTGCCATCACGGCGTAGCCGACGTTGGCTACATCCTTGCCAACCGTGGTACCGGTGGTTTGGGAGATAGGGCCGGCCTTGAGCGGGCCCGAAAAGGTGGAAGCACCCATTTGATCCTCACATGCGAGTGTGTTGAAGCGCATCCGTCTGCATGTCGTCAGCCGGGACTGTCAGATGCGCCGGTAACCCCGGAACTTGCCCTGAATATAACCGATGTCCACAAAAAGAAAAAGGGGTCCGAAGACCCCTTTTTCCGGCCGGGAACCCCCAACCCCTGCTCTTAGGCCGCGCCAGGCGAGCCGAAGATACCGCGAGGATCGCTGAAGCCGAAGCTGTAGCGCTCGCGAGCCTTGTAGCGGACGTTGCCGGTATCGAAGTCGCCTTCGAAACCAGTCTTGATCGCCACACGGGTGAACCCCTTCATACCGTTCGGAGCGTCCGTCTTGATGAAGAACGCCTCGGGGTCGGTCAGGAAGTGGTTAACGGCGTAGCCCTGCGGCACCATGCCCATGTTCTTGATGGCGTTGATGTCGTTGTCGGCCGTACCAACGCGAAGCGTGGACTTCAGGATACGGTCGGCGGTGAACATCAGCTCCTTCGGGATGATGAGCTTGAGGCCTTGGACAGCGATCTTCAGGCCGCGTTCGTCGGTGAACGCTGCGATGTCGATCAGAGCCTGCTCCAGAGAGGTCTCGGACAGGTCAGCCGGAGTGGACAGCTCGTTGCGCAGGTTCGGGCCGCCCAGAGTCGGGTGGTCGTCTGCACACAGGGGCTTGCCGTCGCCACCGATGGAGGTGGTGAAAGCGCCGTTCAGCACGGCTGCAGCCTTGATCTGCTTGGTTTGAGCCATCGAGCGAGCCAGAGCCTTGGTGTAGCGGGCCGACAGACGGTCGTAGAGGTTGTCCTCCACGGCTTCTTCGGTCAGCGAGAACGCCAGGGCGATGGTCTCGTGGGTGTAACGAGCCGTGTAGACCTCTTGTGCCTGGTCGTACGCGACGCCAGCACCTTCAGTCTTCACGGGAGCTTCACCGAAGCCAGACTCCATCACTTCCTCTTCGAACGCGCGGTCCGAAGTTTCCATGGTGTAAATCTGCTCGTGCTCGTTCTCGTAGTTCTTGTACTCCAAGCCGAACAGGGCGTTCAAGCCGGGCTCAAGCTCCTTTACCAGTTGTGCGCGGGAAATTGCCATGATTAAGCTCCTTGGCCTGCAACACCAGCACTACCGTACAGGTGCTCGTTGATCTTCACCACCACCACGGCGTTGGTGCCAAAAGTGTTGCCCGGGGCATCCCACAGGCCAACGATCTTCAGGTTCAGCGCAGCGGTTTTTGCGATGGTGGACGAGTCGAGTTCCATGGTGGACACACCAGTGGTGGTGCTACCGCCAGTACCGACAACATCAGCGTTCTTGCCGACATCGGTCTGAGCCACAGACTCATCGACCTGGATGAGGAACAACTGGCTCGGATCGTCAATCACGTCGGCCATGATCTTGCCGGCAGTGATGTTGACGGAACCCGGGTAGTAGTTCTTCCAGGTGGGCTTGCCCGTGGTGGGATCGATGTAGTTGCAGCCGTTGAACACGCCGACAGCAGCGGTGTGGGTCGCAGGTGCGAACTTGACCAAGTAGCCGTCATAGACGGTTACGAGATCGCCTTGGTAAATGGCCCCGGACTGGTTATCAGCAATTTCGTAGCCGTACTGTTTCTGAGAGCCAGTACCGGACAAATTGCCGAGAGGACGCAGACCAAAGGGCTTATCGACGTTTGCCATTTGATGGTTCCTTCACAAAAAGGTTTGGTTAGCCGCCGCGCGAACCACTCCCGAACGACACCCTCGACTTGCGAGAGGGCCGGTCGATCACCATGCTCGAATGAGCATTGGCTTTCAGTAGCTCGTTGTCAGCAGCCTGCAATTGGTCGCTCGCGCGATCACGGTAATACGCATTACGCTCGGCCACAGTCTCATCTGGGATTCGTGCAAGCATCAGGCCTCCCACGCTGATCACGCCAGCATGTCGGCCATCCTCAACCGTCGGCACATGGTAGTCAGGGTATTCCTCGCCGCGAACCAGCTCGTAGCCCTCACGGAGCTTGCCAGCAATGTTCGTGCGATCTTCTACCCCGCCAGCCTCTGCTCGAATCCAACGGTGCTTGTACCCAGGAGGTGCGGGCGGTGCGTCAAGGCGAGACGGAGGTGCCCAGGGACGGCGTCGCGCATTCTTTGCGCGGGATTCGGCCTCGCGCGTGGTGCGATTGATGGTGGTGTTGACGTCGTTCATGTTCTCACTCCTTCACGTACTTGGCATATTCCTCAAGCGGAACGCCCAGCTTTTTGGCAATTGCAACTTGACTTGGCGTCAGTTTGACAGTGCGGCGTGCATTGGAAATACCCGAGGATCGGGATGCAGGTGCTACAGCTTGCACGGGTCGCTGTACCCTGTTTGATTGCGGATCGGAATCCGACTGGAACTTCTTGGGGAAGGCCTCCCGAATTCTACGATCTAATTCATGATAGTACTCGTCCGAGCTGGCGTCAAACCCCTCGACCTGAATCAACTGCTTGTGGATACCCCACGCAGCGTGGGTCATGACGGTATCTCGGCCGTACCAAGGGTTGCGCTCGGCCCAGTCCTCGACCCTGGGATCGACCTGGCGCGGCTGTTGAACAACCGGCTGGGCCGCCTGAGCAGCCTGCTGCGCAGCAAGCTGCTGCATGTAGGCCTGGCGCTGGGCCGTCTGCGCTTGGATACTGGTCTGCTCGTTGGTCAGCATGGCCAAGCGCTGCATGGCCTCGGTCTCGGTATCCACGTCGCCCTCTTCCCGGGCCTTGCGGATGATCTGCTTGAGCGCCACCGCCTGGGTCTCGATCCGGCCGGAGGCTTCCGCCACCCGCTGCTGGTCGGTGTTCAGGTACTGGTGCTCCAACTGCTGGGCGCGAGCCTGCACGTTGCGGGCGTACTCCAAAGCCGCCTGCTCACGGCGCTGCGTCTCACGCAGACGTGCCGTCAGCTTGTCGATGCGCTTCTTGACGTTCTCGCTGTAGTCATCCACTTCGCTGCGGTTGTCTGCAGCACTCGCTGCGCCGGCAACGACAGCTTGTGGAGGCTGGGGCTTGTCCAGGAGCTCTGCCTTTCCATCATCGCCGATGGCGACTGCGGCAGGTTGCTCGTCTTCTCCAATCCGGTACTCCAATTCTTGGTTGTCTGTGCTCATCATTCCATGCTCCTTTACATGTGCAGAACGTCTTCAGGGTGATTGACCACGCCCAGTACCTCATCGTCGTTGATGAGGCGAATCTCGCCCCCATCGATAGGGATGCGGGCACCGGCGTAGCGACCGAAGATGATCCAGTCACCTTCCTTGCACCACGGACCGGTGGGGAACTTGGACTCGTCGGCGTAGGCCAGGTCGCCCATCTTCAAGACGTAACCGCACACGGTGGTGAGCTGCGTCTTCCTCTGGGTCTCCTCGGCCAGGACGATGCCGCCCTTGGTCTTCTCTGCGCCACGGTAGGGCAGGATGGCGATCCGCCAGCCCGTGGGCTTGGGGATCGTGTCGATCACGGCTTGATCGAGCTTGGCAGGATCAAACCCGCTCTCGGTGTAGGCGTCTTCGAGGGCCGGCTGCTTGTTGGCTGCCTCCTCCGCCCACTTGCGTTCAAGCGCAGTCATGTTGATCTGCGGTACTTCGGTCGCGGCTTCCATGGTTCTCCTTTCAGGTTACAGGTCCTCGTCGTCGTCACCCGTCGCCTTCTTCAAAAGGCCTTTCACGGATTCCTCGACCAGATTCAAACCCTCAAGGCGGCCCATCATGAAGCGGTACCGCTCCATGTCGGAAATACCGCCACCCAGGATAATTTCCTGAGCCTGCTGGCGATGCTTTCTGATTTCTTTCAGAACTGCTTCTGCGAATTCAAGCATGGTCATTTCCATGAAAAGCAGTCGGTTTACCGCACCGACTGAAGGCGTTGGTAGTTGTCAGTATATCTTCACAGGACGATTTCCGTCCTTCTTTTTCACGACCATCGACGGGCCTTGCACGCCTTTGGCCTTTTTGATGACGTCACCGCCCTTGGCCATCTTCTTGGCCTTGCCCGCCTTCTCGTAGGCAATGGCGGCGGCCTGTTTCACGGCAGCAGCCTTGCTCTTGGGCTTGCTGGTACCGATCATTCCGTCCTTCTTGTAGTCGCGAACGATCTCGCCGATATTTGCGCTGATCGTCTTCTGGCTGGAACCCTTTTTAAGCGGCATTTCGTGCTCCTTGGTTGAGCGGTTGGACCTTGGCGGCCTGCAGTGCCAGGCGTTGCTGATCAATCTGCGCACGCTGCTGCAGACGCTGCTGATCAAGCGCCAGGCGTTGCTGATCAATCTGGTTGTCGGCCTGATCGGCCTGGGCGCGTTGCTGGAGCTCTTGCTGCTTGAGCGCCACGATGGGGTCCTCGCCACCGCCGCCCGACAACTGGTCCTGCATGTCGCGCACGTCCTTCATGTACTGGGCAATGCGCAGTGCGACCATGCCCTCCTTCTGGATTTGCGAGACCATGCGGTCCGGATCGGTGCCGTAGGCCTTGAACAGGTCAGCTTCCACGTCCTCCTCAGCCTTGATGCGCACGTGGTCCAGAATGTGGCGCTGCAGGGTCATGGCCGCAATCGGGTTGGACTGCAGGATGGGCGACAGGCCCATCATCAGGTGCGTGACGATGTGCGCATCATGCTGCTGGCCGGCGAAGGCCTTGAGCTGCATGTTGTTGAGCACATCAGCGTTCTCGGTTGCCGGATCACGGGGCATCTGCGTGTTCTGCGGCAGCAAGATGCCGTCGATGTCCCGCACATTGAGCGCGGCGTACACGCGATAGTAGGCCTCGTACATGTTGTGCATGTTCGGGGCACTCTGCGCAAGCTGAAGCTGCATCTGCGCGAGCTGAATGCGCTGCGCGGTGCTGAAAATGTTGGGGTCGGCCACCGGAAGTACCGACACCATCTCGTTGAAGTCGCTGCGCTTGATCCTGCGGCTCGCGCCAGGGACCTCGTAGGGGTACTCGTCGGGCAAGAAGGTGCCAAAGCCCTCAAACAGCAGCCGGAACTCCAGCGTCTGCGCGTAATGCAGGCGCTTGTGGATGCTCGACATGACCATCGAGCCCCGCTCCAGCAGCGCCAGCGTCGTTCCGACCTGCGCATACTGGTTGCCGTCGCCAACTTGCATGTCGGCGGTGCTGGAAAGGCGTTTTCCAGCGTCCACGAGGAACCCGAGCAGCCCAAACAGCACTTGGCTCGGCTCTTTGTACGGCAGAGGCAGCAGTGAGGCCGAAATCTCGGCTCCGCCGACGTCAATGTCGCGCCATTCGCCCGGTTGGATCGGATCGGAGTCGTCTGCGATGCGCGCGCCCTTGGCTTTGAAGCCTGCAGGCAGGTTTGCGAGCGTTCCCGCGTCGATCAACTGGCGCAAAGCGCTCGTAGCACCCTTGGACAGGCCGCCAATGAGGTGCACGAAGCCCAAACCGTAGGCTCCCGGGCCTTCCACGAGCACGTAGTGCACGAAATAGTTGCGGCGGTTCTTCAGAGGGTCGTTTTCACGCCAATTCCGACGAATTCCGACCACCTGCAGGCTGTCTTCGGCCAGCGTCACCACGTACGGCAGCTTGATTCCGGTCGGCTCGCCGCTCGAATCCTTGTCCTCGAATCCTGGAATGTCCAAATTCACCAGCATTTCGAGCAAAAACACCTCGCCGATGTCGTCCACAGGCTGCACGCCGACCACTTTGTCGGTTGCAGCTTGAATCGGGCTCGGATCAGCGGGTGTTGCGCTCGTCTGGATGTTCAAATCGCGGTATTCGCCAGCCACAACACGCTTGCGGAAGTCGTTTGCGTCCATCGCGATGCGGTGCGTGATCCGCGCGCACTGGCTCATGACGCTCGAACCGTTGTACGGGATGTAAACGTCGTCCGCCAAGCACAGTTTGGACACCATCCGGCCCAATTGGTAGTCGTAGTAGACCTTCTTAAAGGTCGAACCACCGTAGCCGGTGTAGAAAAGTAGCTGGTCGAACTCCGGCGTGTACTCCTCCATCACCGTGGTGATCTGGTAGTTCATGAAATCCTGCACGCGGGAGGACTGCTGGTACTTCTCCACCGTCTCCTTGCCCACGATTTGGGTGCGCACAGGGCCGCCAGCAGGCATCAGCTCCTTGAAAGCCTGCGCCTGAAACTGCACAATGGCCTCGGTGAGCATCGGATGGGCCACGCCGGTGGCTCCACGGAAGGGCTTGGTGCGCTCTTCCATCTTCAAGCCCAGCAATTCCAGACCCTTGGCGTACATGTTCTCCCAATCCGAGCGCGAACCCTTGTCCGCCTCGAACGCAGCCGCCACTTCCAGCGCGATCCGGCCCAGATCGTCAGGGTCAATGACCTCCACGAGGTTGTCGTAGAAGCCCACTTCGGCCGCATCGCCGGCCCCGATCTCCACCGTGGCCCCGCCGTCCTCTTCAATGACGACTTCGATGTCCATTTCCGGCTCGGGCAGGCCCACAACAACGTCCAGGACGGGGGCTTGATTGAGGGCTTTGTCGATTGGCATGTGCTTTCCTTATGCAGCGCGCTTCACAGCGCCGCCGCGTTTGTATCCTTCAAGGGTATCCTGAGCCTGCATCTCGCGCTGCTTGCGCAAAAACTCCTGCTTGCGCTCTTCCATCCGCTCAGGGCTCATGATCCACGGTTTTCCAGGCGTCTGCTCGAACGACGCTTGACGAGCCATCTGTGCGACCAGCCGCTCCAAGTCAGCCTGGCTCGTGGCCCGCGCTCCAAGCTCCATGCCCACCCGGTTGTTGTGCATGTCGTACGGGAAGTCATCGCGCGGCTTCTCCAGCCCAAAGAGCGAGAAGAAGGTGCGCGGGTTGCTCGTGTACTCGTGAGCCTTGCCCAGCAACTCCGCAGCCTTCGGCCCGTACTTGCGAGCCACGGTTGCAGCGGCCAACATGTGACGCGCCGCGTCCCGCTGGTCGTCCTGCCCCATCTGGTTTGGGAACATCCGCGCCGAAGCCTTGGTTGCATAGTCACTCACGCCGAAGAGGCTGGGCTCCTCCACCTCTTCGGCGTCAGCTTTTTTTGCTTCACCCCCTTTGGCAAAGCGGCGCTTGGTCAGCGTCTCCTGCTCAAGGGTCGGTCTTTCCAACGTGGGTGCCCCCAGGGTGTTGCTCATCAAACCCTTGGCCGCGTTCTCCGCCGCCTGCTTCTTGAGCTGGTAGCTCTTGGCCAAAGCCCTCAGCTCGGCCTGCGCAGAGCGCGCTGC